TTCCTGCTAAACATTTCCAATAGCAGGGGGCGCTTACAGTCTGAGCAAATCTTCATTGCCCTATACTATGCGCCCATTTAACGCCGCAGACTAGGGCTTCTGTGTTCCTGTCGGCTTGCTCAAGCTGCTGCGCAACTGAGTCTCGGAACTGTCGAGCACCCGATTCGCATTCGTCAAGCGCTGCTCTAGCGCCTGCGATGCTTGTTGAAACTGCGGCAGAAATTGCTGCGTTTGCGGTGGCGCTGCAAGACAGGCCGGAATTGACGGCGACTTTGGGCACGGGACCGCGACTGGCACTAGCTGCGGCTGACTTGCGCAGCCGGTCATACTCAGCAGCCCAATTAGCAGCAAGAGTGGCAACATCCTTCGTGTGTTCGGCATCAGCTTTCTCCTTCGATTGTTGATTGGCTAAATCCTTCGCGGCGGCGGTCTTGGCCGACTCATCGCCGATGGTCTTGATCTGGGCGGCAAAGGCGGTCAGCTTGTCCTGGGCGACCTTCACCGCAGGCCGCTCCCACTTCCAGCCCTCGTAAAAGCCAAAAGCGATCGCCACGAACAGCGTGAGGAAGAATACCCCCATCCGCGCGAGGAAGGCGTAAGGGCCGGTAAAGATCGAGAGCGGACTCACGCTGCCGCCAGAAACTGCGCCAGATAGCCCACGATTTCATCTAGCTGCAAATTCTGGTCCTCGATGTCGGTCTGCTGCCCCTGCGATACCATGTCGAGCAGCTGCTGCCGGCGACTGGCGTACCGGGCATCGTCGAGGATCTTCAGGTCGTGGTCGTTCTTGAGCTGCTGCGCCTCGGTCCCGATGTCGCGCATGTACGGGTCCGGGCTTTGGAGTAGGTCGTCGAGGGTCATGTCACTTCCCCTTTCCTAACGTGGTCAGCACGCGGGCGTACTGGCGCTCCAGGTGCGAGGCATTCCAGTCGCAGTCCGCTTTGACGGTCGGGGCAGGGGTAGTCGCGTCCGCGAGCTGCTTCGCCGCCGTCGCAGCGTTGCCCTGTTCCGCCGCTTTGTCGCGGTACTTGACCCAGGTCTGTAGCAGGGCGGTCGTATCGCGTAAGCCTGCTACATCCTCGGGCCGGTAGGGGCAGTGCGCGGCTAGGCGCTGCGCCTGCACGTCCAGCAGCACGTAGTAGCCGTATTCGCCCGCGTCGAACTTCCTGGGCACCATGGCGTAGGTCGCCGCAGCGGCGAGGGCAGCGGCAATAGCCAGAGTGATTACGCCGCGCTGTGATCGCCTCATCATGCCACCGTAGGCGCCGCAGGAGGGGCTGGAGGCGTTCCGCGAGCCTTTGCCACCAGCGAGTCGATTTCGGCCTTAAACGCCTCGTATTCCTTTTCCAACCAGGATTCGGTCTTTGCCAGTTCCTCATCGATTGGCTTGATTGCGGCCATGAACTCAGCCGTCAAGGCGTCCCGTTTTGCTTGCAGTTCTTCGCGTATCGTTGCCATTTGAATCTCCTTATGGTTAAGGGACGTTCTTGAAAAACTTGTGCCGTCCGATTTGAATCGTGAATTGGGCCACCTTTGCCCAGTCTGGCTCTTGGATGTATTCGGCGTAGTAGTGCGTCGCGCCGTCCGTTGGGTCGCTTCCGCCCGCAGCCTCATCGTAGGCGGCAAGGGAATCCACGATCATCGGCTCATTGCCGGCAGCCTCGGCAGCCCGCAGCAGATTCGCATTGTCTGCGCGGTCTGCGTTCCACTCGCTGTACTGGTAGCGATGAAGGCACACGCTCGCAATAGTTTTTCCGAACTTGCCCGACTTCAAGCGATTGAAAAACGTCGCAGCCACTGCGACTCGTCCTTCGTGCGGCTCGCTTGACGCCTCACAGAAAATCGTCATCGCTGCAATTTCTCTGTCAAAAGCCATTGCACGCTCCTTTAGGGCTGGTGTTCATGGTGCTCGCCTTCCGGCCGGTCCCGATTGAGGTACGTCTGCGCCAACTCCACCAACTTATCCACGGTCTTCGTTCCCGCCCACACCACCATGTAGGCGATGTACCAGTATAGGAGAGATTGCAGCACCTGCGACATTTCCTGCCCGCTGAATGTTGACTTTATGCCGTTGATCGTGACGTACAACAATACCCAAGAGGACAGTGCCAGCGCGATCGGCACGGCGGCATGCGTGTAGCTGACCTTGCCGGTGCCATCGCGGAAGCCGTCGCCCCAATCGAAGCCAGGCTTCTTCTGCGCCTGCGACATGGCATAGGCAATGCCGACCAGCATGAAGGAAAGAACGACTGTCGGGAAGTCGAAATACTCAATCAGAAGTTTAAGATAGTCCATCGCGTCCCCTTATTTCGGCGGTCCTAGTGTCACATGAAACCAGCCACTCAACCAGACAGCCAACGCACACACAGCCGCCCCAATCGCGTATATAGAGCGACCAACCACTGAGCGTCCGACTTTCGCGTACATGCGTTCTTCATTCCTGCGATACACGAAGTCTGCGAGGTTTTCCGCCTGTCGTTGAGTAAGAGGTCCAAAGTCTGTTGAGGCATCTTGAAATTCCTCCGAGGAAGACATTATTCATTCCCTTTTTCTTGTCACCGTATCAGGTACAAATTACGCCCCGCGCTCGCGCAAGTCAATGCCGCCGCCGTCGCGGTGACTGCCGGTTTGTCGAGCCACTTGAGCGCGTAGTAGGCGGCGATGCTCAGACCGATTACCGGGACGACAATTCCGGCCACGCGTCCAATGCCGTGAATGGTCAACGCCTTGGCGAGCGGGTCGATTTCGTGCATACGGTTCGTCGCCAGCCCAATCGTCGTAGTCGCCACATCGAACGTCGCGCACTTGGCGAAATTCTGCGGCGTACCAAGCCTATCGACTGTCGCGCAGCCGGACAATCCGAGAAGCAGGAAAAGAATCAGCGTTTTCATTAGAAGGCGGTGCATTGAAATAGCAAAACGTCACCCGTCAACCATTGAATAAGATTGTTTGTAGATGAGCTGAAATCGCTTATGCTAACACTGGTGGTGCTGCTGGCGGTTTGTCGAGAGGAAATGGTTGGAGTTGACACATTCTGGACATTGCAGACCCACCCATTTGGAGCGGCCGGCATAGTAAGCGTTCCGTAGTAGGTCGTACTAGTGGCAGTTCCCACCGTCACCTGAAACGCCGCCGTATTATTCGCCAGAATGCTAGGCGAAGTCCCGAAGCCGCTGGCGATTGCCGGGGCGGTGGAGGAGATTATTAGATTGCCTGCGCCGTCTTTATAGGATGACGACGAAAGTCCTGTTAGCGTTCCGACTGACGTTATTGCAGACTGCGCCGCCCCGGTTACGGTAGCGGCAGTGCCTGAGACATTACCGGTCACGTTGCCGGTCAACGGACCGGAAAAAGCTGTGGAGCTTGTCGTCCCGGTGACGGAGAGGCCGGTGGAGGAGAATGTTGATACGATCGTACTTGATCCAGCGGCAATCTGCACATCAGCAACACCGCGCACAATCATTGAGTCGGTCGTTGCCCCCGTCACTCCAAGACCCAACCCAATATATCCCTTATCAGTTGTCCCTTTCTGGAAAGTTGCGTAAGCACCAGCAGTAGATTTCAAAATGGCAACTTGATCTGTTCCGCCGCCGCTAAACGTCCCCGTCGTCCCGCTGATCGCGCCTGCGGTGAGGGAGTTGGAGCCGATGTTGATTGCGCCGAAGCCGCTGCCAATGCTGCCGCCAGTCAATGCGCCGACGGAGGTAATGGCGGGCTGTGCGGCGGTCGTGACAGTTCCGGCGGTCGTAGCAGTTGAAGCATTACCTGATAGAGCGCCGGAGAAAGTCGTGGCCGTGACTGTGCCCCCGCTTGAGGAGCTAGTGCCGTTGTTGAAATTTGTGGCCGTTGTCGCTGTAGCTGCGGTATTCGCCGTGATGCTAGTATTGCAACCAAACCCCGTATTCGTCGTCCAGATCAATGCGCTAGAGGCCGTGCTACACGTTCCAACGGCAAGCGCAGTCGGAACAGCCGTCCCAGAAGTCGCATTTCCAAGAACGGTATTCGTCGCTTGTGGCGTCAGATTGGCAGGAGCAACACCCCCAGGCTGACCCGCCAATTTGAACTGCGTCCCGTCATAGATGACGCTGACAATCGCTCCAGCCTTTATCTGTCCCGCAGCCAAAGCGGTTGCATCGTAGTTCGTGATGTTCTTGGCCGTCATTCCGTTGACGGCAAGGGTCGAGGCTCCGGTGTTGTCGGCCCCGGCTTTGAAGTTAATCAGAAGGCCCGCAGCGAGCGATCCTGTAGTCCCGGCAGGAAACGTCACCACATACGCATTCGCCGCCCCGCTATCGACGAGGTAGTTCGAGAACGTGTTGTAGTTCGATATCAGCGCAAAGTTCGTGTCCAGATAAGACGCAGGGACGTTGCCCGAGGGCTGAGTGGCGAAAATGTTCGGGATCGCGGTTGCGCCAAATGCGTTGACCGAGAAGGCGAGGATCAGAGCGAGTAGTCGTTTCATTGGTTTGCCACCTTTCTGTAGTAGTCATCATTCGCCGCGTAGCGCCACATCGGATCTCCGAGGAAGTCGGTCGCGTCGGCGGTCAAGTTTTGGAGATATGGCGTCGAGAGCGCGGCCGGGTAGATGCGGATATTCCTAATGGTGCCGAATAGTTCTGACCCACCCCCCGACTGACCCCCTACCGCAAACAATGTTCCAACTCCAGCATCTCCGTCGAATGCTGCTGTCGCATTAGCTATTCCACTCTGCGCAGTTTGAGTTGTACTTCCTCCCCATGTGCCAGCCGATTTTATTGGTGTTGTAGCTGAGTAGAGATATGTGCCTAATCCATTCCACCCTGTTCCGTCGTAGATTGCAAAGAATGTGCTGTCCGCTCCTAAGATAAAATCTGCTGCCGGATACGACGCTATAATGCGCCCTGCGCCGACAGCAGGAGATGGGTAGGCTGTGGTGACTTCCGCATACGCCGTCCCCACCGTCCCGCTAATATTCCCCGCGCTCGCGTAAGTCAGCAAATCCGCGTTCCGCGTCACCGCAACTGTGGTCGTCGGGATTAGCGAGCTTGCAAAACCACCTAGTTCTACTTGTCCCCAAGCAGGAGCAGATGCGACAGTGGCTACGACCGTTCCAGATACTTGTACATCGAAGGTCAGAGGCGTCGTGCTGGTAGCTGTGCCACCACCAGTTATTGTTGCTGTTCCTGCACTGATAGCAAGCGTACCGCCAGCACCAACCGATGCGGTATATGTTCCAGTTGCGAGAGTTGCAATCGTCTGCGTTGCAGGCGTGAGTGATTGCAGGAAGTAATTCGTCCTCGCGCCCTCTGCCAGATAGCCATACGGACCTTTGGCATCTACTGGTGCGGACGCGGAAACTCCTGACTGGCCCGCGACGATTGGAAGTCCCTGAGCCTGCGTAACCACGTTCGATGCAACCGTGTTGCCGTTGAGGTAGTTGAAGTACTGGACACCATCTACACCTGCGCCGTGGTAGGGTGCGGAGAGAACGCCGACGCTGACGTATTCGGATGGGTTCTGGTTGGCTTGGCCGGTGACACCTTCGAGTTGTGGATGCCAAATATCTACCTCATCGCCACTCGTAGAGATGTTTATTCCAATATCAAAATTCACGCCAGTGGAGGTAGAGACAGCGTTTGCAAACCGTTGCCATGATGTTGTGAGCGTAAGGGCAGTTCCAGTCGCACCATTCACTGTAAGAAACTTGATGTTTCCTGTTCCAGTTACGCGCTTAATCCACAGAGAAGAAATACCCTGCGTGCCAATAGCGGCGGTAGCGTTGTAAAACCATTCATCGCCTGCACCTGTGGCGCTTATTCTGTAAGCAGTTGTTCCTCCGTCTGGGTCAGTTTTACCTGATGTGATTGTCGGAGTCCCTGTTCTATTCCATCCAGCAGCAACAGTGAGCGTTCCGCTATTGACTGCCTTATTCGCTACCCGCCTCGCCCCCTGCATCCTAGCTTCGCCGGAGAGGACTACGTTTAGCTTGGCCTCGAAGTCGGTCTGCGTTGCGGCTGTGGCGCGGGTGAAGGTGGGGGTGCCGGAGCCGAGGGAGAAGTCTGGGACAAGCGTCGTCTGAAGCGGAGCAACGAACGAAGGATTGTTCTGCGCGAAAACCCAGCGCGGGCGAAAGTGCTGTGTTGCAGAAAGAGCGAGAGTCGGAGGTCCGGTTTTTTGCTCGAACGGAGAAAACTCGTCCTTGTGCGTTACGTCATAGACGACGCTGCCGATGCGCTCACCTACCTGTTGAGATACCGAAGGCGCAGCCGGAACCGCTACGCTGATAAGCGTAAGCAATAACGCGAGCAGGAATGAAAACAGGCGCTTCATTTAGATTAAGTCCCGTTGCCGGCCTGAACGTACACGACCGAAGTCCCCGACGCGGTAATCCCGGTGAAGTAACTGTTCGGTCCAGTCGTAATGATGATCTGCGTGTTAGCAAACGCCCAAGTGCAAAAGGTCGGCGTGCCGGTCGGAATCACCGCGTTCGCAGTGGCGTTTGCCGAAGTGCCATACCCGACACAGACGTTGTTGACGCCAGAGTTTGAAATCAGGTACTGGCATTGAGAGCCGGTTGAGCAGCCGGTCGCCTGAACCGGAGCCGGAAGGTTGCCGCTTGTGTTGGCGGTAAAAACAATGGTATTCCCGTTCGGCGTAAACGCCCCGAGTTGAGACACCTGCGCCTGGGCGAGCCCGCAAACAAGGGCCAGCAGTACCGCGATTATTGTTCTCATCTTGCCTTTCTCCTGTGTGTGCGTTTCTTGCGCTTCGATTGCCGTTGTTCCCTGTATGCCGCCGCTACCGCCTGATTCTGAGGATGGCCTGCCCGCACCATTTCTCGGATGTTTTCGGACCTCACCGCATCGCTTCTGCCCTTATGGAGAGGCATGATGACCTCCTTTGTACGCGATCAAGAAAATCGGTATCGCAATCAGAACGTCGAAGCTAATTGAGATTCCGAGCGCCATCCACGTTCCCAACCACATCGCCGCCGCCGTTAATACGAAGCTCGCCACCAGCGCCAAGACCGCCGCCGCCTTCGCATTTAGCACCCTCCTTATCTCCATCAGCAGCGCGAGCGTTTCCGGGCTTTGGGAGTTTTCGGATAATCGCTGCGATGGCTTTTCCATCTTCGGCTGTTCGATCTGAACCGGCGCCTCTGGAATTTCTCTTTCCGCTACTACCGCCAGATTTGATGGCATCTTGCATTCCTTTAAGTTTATCGCCTTCACTCGAAGGCACCAAGGTCTGCCGCAGTTTCATCCAGGATTGAACCGTGGTGAAAAGTCGGCCCTTCTGCGCGTCAGAAGTCTCCTCTTTCCCGATCAGCGCAAGCAACGCATCGGCTACCCCGTCCATGCGGGCTACGAGTTTTGCCGTCGCTTCCTCTTTTGTGTCCTCTGCCATGATTACCTTTTCTGAAACTTGTATTTGCCCTTGATATTTTGATGCAGGTACGTCCCCGGCGATTCGTGCGCGTGCATCGCTTCGAAGGTCTGCGGACTGACGCCTTCGTAATGGTACACGCCTCCGCGCGAGAACTGAACCGCCATTGTCTGAGTCTCGGCGTCGTATCCCATGCTCATTACCTGCGAACTTGGATTGCGTGGCGCTTTCATTTCAATCATGGTCTCACCCCCGTTGAGTTAATCATGTTTCCGAACTGGCTTTGAGCGTGCGTTGCTATCCCGCTTGTGTAGTCTGCGGTCTTTTTTGGCATTTCCTCGGCTTCGTAGGCAAGCCCTATCTTCGTCCCGGTCCCAAGGGCTTTCTGCATGAAGTCCATCACGCCGCCTTCTTTACCGAACCCCTTCGAGAGATAGGTAATAACCGATGGCCGAGTAAGAGCTTCGCCGGCCGTGAAGTATTTCCCGATCTCCCCGAGGTGTCGAATCCAGTGAAGCCCGAGTTGCGCCGCGATCAGCCCACCCGAGTCTGTTGGATTCTTCCGCGTTGCGACCTCTACGTTGTTGGCGAACTTGTACGCTGCATCGGTCCAGTCTTTCCCGAACACTTCGCTCAGGTACGGCTTTCCGTATCGGTCAAGTTCTTTCAACAACGGCTCGCCCATCAATTCTGTCGTGCCGTATTTTTCGGCTCCGCGAGTCGCTGGAACCTCCATGCTGGTCAATATCCGCCTTGCCAGATATTCCTTGATGTTTTTCGCTTCCGCAGAATCTTTCCCGAAAACGTCCAACGTCTGACGCAGCGCCAAACGATGTTCAGGCTCAGTCAACCACTTGACCGCGGTAAGCGATTGAGGACCATCGGATTGAAGCGCCTTCACGAACCCGCGAGACATGATGGCATCCGACGCCTCTTTCTTCATGATCGCGTCTTTTATCACGCTGGACAGCCGCCCAGGCTCAAGCGCAGCGGCGTCGAAATCCCCGTTCAATGCGGCAAGGTGTTCTGCATACGAAACCATTCTCCCCGCTTCGGCTTTGCCGTAAAGCGTTTCCAGCACCGGCCCCATTTGCTTCAACTGTCGCGCGAGCGTCTTACCGGAAACATTGCCCGTCATGGCGTCCCGAGACTTGTCGAGCATTTGGCTCCACTTCTGCGCACCGATCTCACCGAACGTACTCGGCGTGACGAGCTCTTTGATGCGGAGCAGTTTGTCGTTTTGCCCAGGCATCGCAAGCCGTGATGCCACTTTCTCGGGTTCTACAAACCCTGATTGAGAGGCGTCTTTCACCATAGCAAGTGTCGAGAGGTCGTGGAATTTCTGGATGCCCTCACGATAGAACTTGTCGCCCTCGCGCAAGGCAGTTTTAGCTTCCTCCACCCCCGGAGTGACAGTCCTTGTTTCAAGCACAAGCGGAGGCTCAGAGGCGGCTTGCTCACGCCCCCTGTTTTCCATTTCCCACTTTGCCTTGAATTCAGGCATCGGAGGAGGGGTCGGCGCCGTCACGCGGGTAATCAGTTCCGATTGCGCATCGTTGAATGCGTCATCAGCGGCCATCGCCAATCTGCCAGCTTGACGCTCGGATAGGCCAGCGTTCAACGCCTGGACAGCGGAGTAATCCCGAAGCGTAGTACGCACCACTTGCATTTGCTGGAACGTGCCGAAGTCTGGAAGCGCGGCTATCTCGGACGCAAACCGCTTGAGTTCTGGTGAAACAAACGCCGGTTGTCCGCTTGCGGTCTGCGGCATTTCGTCCAAAATCTGTTTCATCATGCCCTTGACGCCGGCATACGGGACGACGGGCTTTCCAGCAAGAGCATCAACAGGACCGTATATCTCCGCTGCCTTGCTGGTGAATGCCGTTTTCGCCGCCTGAATGTCCGCGCCAGCGTGATAAGCGAGTTCCCCGGATGGCTCGCCCACGCGCGACGTGATCGACGCCTCAGCGCCCTTCAAAAGCGTTTCTGCGTCCACCTTCGCGGCGTCCGCAACGGCTTGGTATGTCTTGACGATCTGATTTGTCCTCGCCTCGATCGCACGATTCGCGGCTTCTGCGGCGTCCGTCGTGTTCTTTATCCCGCCGCCAGTCAATTTCGCCGCCCCTGCCTCAATGACCGGGCGGTTTTTTATCGTCGTGTCATCACCGAACAGTCGAAATCCGGCGTTTTGAACCCGCTGCGTGAAGGAAGCATTCGGAGAGTACGTCCCCACCTTTGGGATAAGCCCCTCAGCCCTAGCCCCGGCTACCTCAGTCTGGGCTTTGGCAAACGCCTCTTTCCCTCTTTTCGTGATCGGGCCGAAAATTGACCCTTCGCGGAACGGCCCTCGCAAGAGCGACTTTCCGACTATCCCGATCGCCTCGCCGCCCGCCTGCGCCGCGGCACCTTTCGGGATTTCCATTGCAATGTCTTTGGAGATTTCTGGCGTAGTTTGGAGGTTGTCGCCCATCACTTCCTTGATGAGCTTGTTGATCCCCCTTCCACCTGCGGCCCCCACTGCAGAACCAGCGATCGACGCTCCGGGGACAGGCGCGGTCGCCAAGCTGCCAACGACCATTCCGGCTACAGGCGCGACGTCGCCAGCCAAGTCAGCCCACTTCGATATCTTCGATCCAGGTTCACCGACGAATGGGCCTTGAGGCTGATTGCCCCTAGGAAGAAAAGATACTTTTTGCCCGTTGATTACTACGACATCACGGCCAAACGAATCCTTGGTGACGTTTTTTGCCCCGAAGTGCTTTTGAAGGAACGCCGTTTTTTCTTCTGGCGTGTCCAAAAAACTATACTCCGCTCTCAGGGTCGGACTATTCACTCCAGCATAGTCCACGCCCTTGTCCATCTGCTTTAGTTCTCTTGTCGCAGCGGTGTCTGCCCAATCCTTGATCTTTGTCGAAGTTTTGTCTTTCCAGAAAGCACCGGCAGGCTCCGCTCCATCAAGCAGCCTAATCAACCTTGGATCTGTTACTGGCTTAACGGACGACTCTGAAACTGGAGAAGGGGAAGCGACGGGAGCCGCGTCCAGCTTCTTGATAAGTTCTGGGTCCGTTACCGGCTTTGGTGTGTCCGGTTGAGCAACAGCAGGTGCGTTTTCGCTCATGGTGTGTCCTGAAACCATTCACCGTTTCGCTTGGTGTATCCCACCCCGTCGAGTATTTTACGCTCAGTTCCGATTCCGCCGCCAGTCGCCTTACCGCCCGGATCTGAAAAACCAGCCCCTTGACCTGTTAGAAGATTTTCAACGTGGTTGAGTTGATCCATCGAGATAGAGCCTGTATCACCGAACTTCATCCCGCGAACGATGGTGTCCTGATTCGCAACGTCCCGAGACAGCATACGCCCCTTGTAGTTGAACTGCGGCGTCTGCCGAAGAATGGTCTGGAGTTCGCGCGCCAAAGACTCGTATTCGTGCGCTGGCCCACCCTCGCCTTGACCCAGCATCGAGAGAACGCTTTCCATCGGGCGCTTGACCATACCAGCCATGCCGGTAACACCGGAATTGGTTTGAAGAATCCCCTTCATTTCTTCGATGATCTGCACCGCCCTGTCCCCTGCCTTTCCTTCGTCAACGACTTTTTGAGCGGCTTTGTCGGACTTTGCGTAAAGTTCTTGACGGCGCAAATCCAGCGACTCCTTACGCATTTCGTTCGTCTGCGCTTGCTGCGCCTTGGTCGCATCCATCTTCGCCAACGTCTCCGCACCTTTCATCCCAGCATTCAGCCGGCCAGACAAAATAGCGGACTGCTTCGTATAGTCGCCCTGTTCTATCGCGTCGTGCATCTGCTTGTCCTGCATTTCAACAGCGAGAACGCGCAACTCGGATTGCGCCGATTCCATGCTGAATTTGTTCTTTTCGAGCGCCGTGGTGTATCGCTGCATTTCGATCTGGTTTTGAGCGAGGGATTTTTTGAAATCGTTCTGCCACTTCTCCGTGTTGAGTTTGACCGCCTCCTGATCGCCTTGATGAAATCCTTTCATCGCAGCGGCCATCGAATTCAACGCCGAGGTCATCGGTGCGCGCGTTTTCATCGAACCGAAAATAGCGAGGACCGTTCCGAGGCTCCCGAGAACTTGAGTGGGATCTTGGAACTTCTGATTTGGCGCGTCAGGCGGGTTTTGAAGATTCGCGTCCTCCACCGGCTTGACGTTCGACATTGCCGCGTTGTACTTCTTCATGGCGTCGGAATAGAGGGCGTCCTGCTTCGTCATCGAAGCCTGTTCTTTCGCCTTCAATTCACCGAGCGCCGCTGTTTGTTTTTTCTCGATCTCCGCAGGCAGCGTCATAATCATGTCGCGCGGTGAAGTGGACGCAGGCGGGGTCATCGCGGAATCGACTACAGAGGAAAAATTATCGGCCATGATTAACTCGTTGCTGAACTAAATAGATTGCTCACCCCGGTCCCAATCGACCCGAGCAGGTTGCTAAACCCCGTCCCTAAACCGGACAATGAATTGACGACGCCGCTCGCGTTGCTTCCGCTGCCTCCACCGCCCGCCGCAAGACCCACACCGATAGCCGAAGCCGAGGCGAAGTTCGCAAGAGCTTGTTGAAGGGCTGTGTCCTGCGCGACTTGCTGTTGGAGAATATCGTTGTAGATCGTCGCGCTCGTACCGAGTTCGCTTGCGGATAGACCCGCAGCGGACAGACCGGCATTGATGATAGTTCCTTGGACATTCGCTGCGCTCGCCAAATCAGACGCCGACAACCCGGCAGCGGATATTTTCCCCTGCATGATCGCCTGCTGGATATTGGCTGAACTTGCCAAATCGCTTGACGACAAATTGGAGGCTTGGAGCTTCCCGTTCATTATCGCTTGTTGAATGTTCGCCGCGCTCGATAGGTCGGAGGCCGAGAGACCAGCACCCGCGAGTTTTTCCTGCGCGATTGAACTTTGGATGCCCGCCGCGCTGGTAATGTCCCCGGTCGCCGCACCAGCTTCCGATAGGCCAATCTGCGTCAATTGTTGAGCGTATTGGAATGACTGAGCCTGAGCTTGAGCGTTCGCAGAAGCAAGCTCCTGAGATTCCATCGTAGAGCCGGTAAGCCCTAGTTGTGCGTACTTTGACTTGATCGAGGTAGTCGCGTCGTTCAATGCGTTATTCACAAGCGTCTGCGCGCCCGGAGGAAGATTCCCGGTTGACACGCTCGGAATCAACGAATTTGCCTGCGAGGTTAAAAGCGCCTCAAGCGAACCAGCCCCGGTTAGTTGTCCCGCCAATGCGCTTTGCGCCGATGTATCAGGCGTTGCATTTCCGGCGGCAGTCGTCAGTTGGGATGCCAAGCCACTCAAGGCCGATGTATCCGGTTGCTCGTTTGCCGCCTTCGTGGACAATTGGCTTGCAAGAGAACTCAGGCCCGAAGTATCGGGCGTCGTATTTGCCGCCGCCGTCGTCAGTTGGTTCGCTATCCCGCTCAGGGCTGAGGTATCCGGCTTGTTCGACCCGGCCATCGTCGTCAAATCTCCCGCGATGCCTGATAGATTCGACGTGTCCGCGCCTTTATTTCCAGCAGCGACAGATCCGATCATCGCAAGACCAGGGATGAGGGCGGATATTCCAGCGAGACTTCCTAGATTCGTGCCGCCCGCGCCTGAACCGCCGCTACTTCCAGCGCCAGTACCGCCCGGAACAGTACCACTAGGAACAGTAGTCGCACCAGAAACCCTCGGCACACTGACGCCGCTGGTAGAACCTAATTCCGGCATAGCCGCCGCAGAACCAAGACCGGGAACAAGCGCACCCCCGCTATTGGCGAGATTGACCCCTGAATTTGTCAGGTAGCTGTCGATCGCCGCGTTTCCTGTGCTTGTGCCGGGCATTCCTGGCGTCGTAGGAAGCCCCGTACCTAAGTCGGGCAGTCCTGTATTCGCAGAGGTTCCGATGCTGTTTATAGCCGTTTGCGTAGCGTCAGCGGGCAGCCCCGTAAGCGGGTCAACTGCGCTTGTGCTGTTGAGTAAATTTCCGAAGTTTGAAGCTGTGTCGCCCGTTCCGCCGACTGCGCCAGTCGTGCTGTCCACCAGACCGCCAGTGTTAAAGTTTCCTGGAGTTACCATCCCGCCAGTAGTGGCCGATACACCACCGCCGTTAAAGGCCCCGGATAGATCGGCAACAGGTGCGTACGTTGGGGCAACCCCAGCTACCCCACCTGTCATAGAATTTAGTCCAGCAGATGCAGCGTTGCTTGACGTACCAGTAAAATCTCCTATAGCACCACTAATGCCGCCACTGATGGCACCTTTTAATGCTCCCGCATTTGCCGATGTGCCATTGTGTTTAGCTGCAATAGCGCCGGTTACCGCCCCTACTGCAGCGCCTGCAACTGGACCTAAGAATGTACCGGCAACTGTTGTTAAAATTGGACCAGCAGCAGATACAGCTCCTCCAAGAGCGTTTTGTACGGGAGCTAAAAAGCTACAGCCCATGACAATCCTTTCTTAAAAAGAAATCGTGCTCATCTTTTTCATATTCGATGTAGCCAAACTGTTTCAGAAGATTTGCTATCCTTTCATCGTGCGTAGAGGCATAAATAGCTTTTCCATCGAATTCGTCAGACACTTTTTTTATTGCTTTAGCCGTGCCTCTTGTAAATTTATCAAACAACAACCAACCTCTTACGTTTCCTGGTAGCCCATAGTTCTCAAGAACTATAATTGCATCCGGAAACTCATGTACGGTAGCGCCATTCTCAACCATGCTTAAAAAAGCATCAACAGATTGACGGAGCGTTTCTCCAGAATAAAATCGCCCGCGACGCTTTACTAACCATTCATTAAGATGGCCCATTCTGCGTTGCTCCTTGACGCTGTAGTTGATCTATGATTTCCGGCGTTGGGTTTTCTACCTTGCCATTTTGTATCACCCCGACCAATCTTTTATTTTGATCTACAACTAATCGCCCGTCGTCACTTACGATATACACTTGCCCGTTAAAATGTGCCAACCCATTTTTAACACCTATTTGCTCCCCGTCATGTTCAACGGTTCCGGTCCATCCACCAGATAATCCATGAGATTTTAACGCTGCCTGTGCGGCATCGTGAATTTCACCTGAATCTCCCGCAGATGTACTTGCCAACATATCCGAAAATGGGCCGTTTGACGCACTGGTGTCCATGATTAAATTCCTAGTAAAGCCGCCCAAGTTTTGTGTTCATCGAAATGCGCCTGATTCCATTGATCCAATTGGGCTTTGTTCTTGAAGTCTATACCCGTAAGGTCCGTTCCAGCAACACCTAATGTCTGGTTCACCGCATTGTGCAAACTTTGATGCCGCAACAGAAATTGGCTCGGGTTTTCCCAACGAAAAGGGTAGATTTCAGTGACGGCAAGATTCCCCTTTCCCGCCGCCTGAATTGCGGCGTGAACCGCAGTATGATGGTTTGCGTTCGAGAACGCCCACCTGTCCGAAGCGCCTTGGTCTTCGGCGTCGAATCCGATGAGGCCGATGATTTCAGACACGATCAATGTCCATAGTAGCTTTCTTCGCAATAACTCACGCCACACCCGATCAGCGTGAAGTCCTCAGATGTAGAGGTAAAAGTAAGCCCGAGTCTCATCCCGACTTGACTTGCGCCAGATCCTTGAACCCCTTGCGGATTGGTCGTGAAATTCAAAGCCTGATTTGCATTGTTGACGAAGGTGATCGTGCCAAGCGCATTATTCTGGAACGTGATGTTTGAATTGATCGTGAACGGTACCGCTGCCTGCGTGTCAGAATCCAGTGTCCCGCTCAAAACGACGCCTGTATTGCTTTCGTCTTGCGCCTCCGTATAAACGTCCATGACCGTTTTGAAGATGAGGTTAGAGCGTCCAGCCCAGAGCTTCGACTGAATCTTTTTCTGCAACGTATTCGATGGTGTTTGGAAAAGCTGAAATACATTCAATCCGTCGTTCGCCCACCCTTGCGGATTTGCCCCTACCTGCATCGTCGTCGCGTAAATGCCGGTCAAAGTCTGCGAAGCGATGAACCATTTCTTTTCGTTCCACAGGCACATCAACGTTCTTTGCGTGGCCGTCGTCGGGTCCAGGGTATTTATCACCATGCCCAAACAGCGAACGCCGAAAAGCGAGGTCACGAACAGGGTCGGCTTTATCGTGGAGAAATTCGCCTTCTCAAAGAGTTTGTCGATCTTGCTCGAAATCTTAACTGCGTTACCGCCGTAGAGTTGGTACACCCCGGTAGGATTCACGAAGCACACCGAGTTTCCCAAAACGGTCAATGCGTCCCTCCATCCCAATCCGGTCTGAGGGTCCACGTTCTGATTGTTGAACGTCGTTACCGATGGGGAGCCCGAAGTCTGCACATTCGAGACGACATTGATCGAGCCGTCGCCAAAGAGGTACAAAAAGCTATTGCACTGCTTGACGTTCAGGAAAGCGGTTTTCAGGAAACCATCGCTTGAGATAATCGTCCCGCCGCCATTCGCCGTTGAAAAGTTCGCCCCGTTCGCTGGAGCGGAAAACGAAATCTCAGCGCCGTTCACTACCCATGCTCTTTGCTGGTAGAACTCGATTGCAGTTCCGGTAAGACCAGAGGGCATCGCCCAGCCGACGTTAATCACTTCGCCTGAATTAGAGCCCGTCGCAGCTTGAGTCAGCGTAATGACGTTCGGCCCCGAAGTGAAGGTTTGAACCAGAGTCCCGACAGGAATATCTCCGGTCCCGCTTGTGACCGTCATTCCGGTAACGATACCCACCACGCTTCCAACCGAGTCAAGCGTCGTGTTGGTATGCGTCGTTCCGGTTGTAACCAGAGTAGTGAACCCGCACAGCCACGCGGGAGCAAAGGCACCGGGAGAATAAAGCGTACCGTCCCAAGCGTAGTATCCAGCGGAGGTCACAATGACTATGCCTGAGGCGCCCCACTGAGCGCACGCAGGAAGGCTTGGAGAAACAGCGAACGTCCCGGCCCCGCCCATCGAGGTCGTGCCGCCAGCGAGATTGACCGCTATTGCAGAGCCGTTGGAAAGAAACAGGGCCTTGTAAAACGTCGTCCCGATGTTGAACGAAAAGTCATAGACGATGGTATGGGCAGCGGTGTAAAGGATTGTCGCGTTATCGTAGAGCGTCCTCGCATTCCCCGCCCCGAGGGGAATGAAGTTCTCCATCCACGAACATTCTTGATCGCCTATAGCCCTGCGGTCGTCGTGAAGGTTAACTCCGTCGAAACCTTGAAGGTAGAAAAGCGGCGGCGTTTCTTGCGCGAGGATTTGATCGAGTTGGGCCATTATGCGTAGAAATCTGGTATGTAGCTAGACTCGCTCTGGGAACGCGAGCGTTTCATCGTCGCGTCGTAAATGTCGTACATCCCTTTCGCTTCGATTGGCCTTCTTCCGCTCAGGAACGCTAGATACGCAGCGAAGTAAGGGACGGCATCGGTCCACGGATAAGGAATAGCCTCAGCCGTCGTGTCATCAACAAGATCAATCGGCGTGCAGACGCAGTTCCACTCCATCGCCGCGGCTTGAGTTGGAACGGGTTGAAGATAAATCGAACCGCCCTCGCCTTGGCCGAATTGAGCGAACATCGCAGGTTGACCGGAGACGACGGGATAGGACCGGATGTAGGCTTGGAGGTCGTCCCAATTCCACTGCCTCAGAGTCGGCTTCAACGCGCCCCAAGAAACGGCTACAGACGAAACCCATAGGATTGATGCGACGCCCGCAGTCAGTTGAGCAAGCGTATTGACAGAGGAGAAGGTGTAGATTTCCTGATTGGCGACGGTGTTGACGCAGTTGATGACAGGGGTTGCGGTGGCCTGAACCGTGGGAGTCCCGCCTGTGAAACTGATAACCGTGGTGTTGTCATAACCGCTTCCAGCCGTGCCAACGGTGATGCTGGTTACGGCACTCCCGGTCATGTGCGCAGTCGCTACGGCGCCGCTTCCAGGCCCGGTGATGACGACCGTAGGAGTTCCCGCATAATTCCCGCCAGTGTTGACGGTAATCGAGGCGATTCCGTTCGTTCCGGGAGGCAGGACTTTGATGCACTGTCCTTCGGCCGCTACCTGTCCCCTCGCCTCGTTGATGAACGAGATTACATTGGCTTGCGGATAGAATTGAAACGAAGCGTCGTGTAGGAGGATCGACGTTCTTGAAAGATATTTAGCAAGCATGTTTTCATGCGAGGCTGATGTACTTCTCTAGCCCAGGCTCTCCTTGTCTCGCCATTTCAGCGATTAAACCGTTGCCGTGAATAGTGCCGTGGATGAATTGATGCTGCGTTTCAATAAAACGGAAAAATTGATTGGTCTGTTCCATCAATGCCAAGTCGGAAATAAAAACTTTCTCTCCGACTTTGACTGGCACTTTCTTGTACTCCATGCTGCCTGCTATTTTGCAGCAGTGATGGCTCATCCCGTGGTCTCCGTAGGACGAGTCAAGACCGAAGAAATGGATGTGCTGAAATCCAAGGTGCATCGCAAGCGATATCGAAACGATGCCGACGCTTGACCCCCACGCCAAGGACGGCTCCCCGTTAAGCACCCTGCCTTCTTCCTCTATTGTGGGCGCAGCTTGGCCGCGGTAGTGCCACATTTCCACATGGTAGTCAGACAGGTGATCGAACAAACTCGGATCGCACTGAGAGGCGATGAGGTAGGTCGTATCTTTCTGAGGCAGTGACAGATTGCCCTTGTCATCTTTGCCGCCGTCGCACACCACGGCGTAGTTCGGGATGATGCCTTGACGAACAACGAAATCGTGAGCAGATCCGCAGACGAGTACGTTTTCGAAGTCGCGTACCCGGTCGATTGTTTCAACGAGAGTCGGCCCCGCGCAGACTATCGCAAGAGGGGCGTGCCTGATCTGACCCAGCCCGACACGATTGACGAACCTTGGAATGTCCCTCCCAAGGTTCTCGACGATGTTTTTGGCTAGATGCCCTTGCTCGATGAGCGTGTACGTCTGAATCGTCAGAGGCGTAACACGACCATCATCGAGCACCGTATCGACATACCCTTGAGGCTGTTCCATGAAGCCTCATGAGGTTAGATCGGCTGCAGCCAACTTGTGTCCGTCACGCCGCCAATCGTAAGCAGCGGAGCGGTCCCCAGCGTCACGCCGGTAATCGCCAGCAGTTGCCCAATGACAATCGCGCTCGGGGCTTGTTGAATCCCGAACCCGCCATCTTCGACAACGGCGCCCGTTGAGGTAACGACGTTCGAAGCCAGACCCGCCTGAATCCGCGCCGGCCGCGGGAAGGTGGAGGCTTTTTCGTGAATCGGATTCGTCCAGGCAGGTGTAGCCGAAACGATGTTCCCGATGGTGGTAACGATTGGGGTTGTGCCCGTGGCGTAGGTCTGCGTGTTCGTCGTGCCAGAGGCAATCGCAGTCACGGTGAAGTTCATGATCGACGTAGCGCCAGCCGCGCCCACGCCGAACGCCAGCGTCGGAGCCCCCGTCAGCGGAACGCCTTGGGTCAGCGGATACAGAGCCGTCAACTGCCCGGTTCCGGTCGCGCCAAGGCGAACAGTGGCGCCGCTGCCTGCGGTGTCCCGAGGGTCGTTGACGAAGGTGATGGTCGCCGTCGAAATCCCGGTCGAGGCTACAGGATAACCCGCGCCCTGGTTGTCGATGATGACTTGAGCGGCAAGCAACGCGCCGGTCGTCGGAATTCCGGTAACGTGAGCCGTCGCCTGAAGACCGCCGGGAGGCGGCGCCGAAATGATCGCTGTTGGCGGGAAAAGATAGCCAGCACCGACGCTCGATCCGGTGACGCCGGTAACGCAGGTCAGCGAAAGCGCACCGCCGACAATCGGGCACCAGGTCGAAGAACCGGACGAAGCCGTGACGGTCATGAGCGTTGCAGTTACGCCGATGCCGGTCGCTGCGCCAGTCGCAAGCGCGGTCGTGATGACAGCGGCTACGGGGCAGCCGGTGAGATTGGCAAGGCGGTAGTTCGCGCCGTCGATTGCGAATTGCCCGTCTTGCCCCGGCCATAACTGAGTTCTCCAAATCCCGGTAACAGGATCGAGATATTGAAGCTCAGTGTATGGACCAAGATTGACGGCGTAGTTCCCCGCAGGGACGATGTAAGTCTCCCCCGCCGGCAACGTCAGTGCGTTGGTTACTTTCCCCCTCAGACCGAGGCCGATTCCGCTTCCGCCTAACATCATGATTCTTTCTCCTTGCTTTTTGTCGTTGTTGGCCTAGAACGCGCCGCCTGTTATTCCAGAAATTTGCATCCCACTAACGGGCTTGGCACAGACCGTTTGCATAGCTATGATCACGACCCCCACATTTGCGATTTGCAGATTCGGGATTGCCGAGTAGAACCCAGAGAAGGCGAACGGAGCGTCTTCCGAGACGTAGGCGGCGAAATACTTCGTGTTCAGCATGTACGCCGTCCCTTTCGGGCAGAACGGGTCCATGAAGAACGGGGTGTCACCGAGCATCAGACCACGGAAGCCGGCGTTCACCGATTCGTCCTTGCCGTACTTCGAGGCCGGGGTGGTGTTGAACCGTTCCAGCGTCAGGAAGTCCTGCATCAGAGTCGTCCAGTCCGAAGGGCTCATCACGCAGAAGTCAGGAGCTTCGCCGCCGTTCAGGGCAGTAGTTTGGACGAGGTAGGAGAGCATCGCGGAACGGGTATTGACTGCGCCGGCTGCGGTAACCAGCGTTGACTTCCAGAACGGGCTGGCAGTCCTGGAAATTCCGCCGTAACTGTTGACGTTGGTCCCGTCATCGAAAGCCTGCGGCAGACCATTGATGATCTGAGAAGCGTTCGGCAGGTTCGAGGAGTTGGTGAAAAGCGCTGTGGACATGGCCTGGACAGCGACAGTCTTCGCATCGGCCATTCTAGCCCGCATCAGCGGTACGATGGCTTCCGAGGATTGAATCAGGGCTTCCATCCCCATAAAGGAGATCGGAACCACGCCAACGCAGAGGTTGAATTCCGCGTTCTGCATTCCAGGCTGCACCGCTGGTTGAGGGAAGCCGCCCGAGTAGTCCGTCCATGCGAAGTTCACGAACGACGATCCCTGCACCGGAACGGTGACTTGGGACATGCCGCCTTTCGCTCTTTGGGCTGTGCCAAAAAGCAGGTTCAGCATCGGAGTGGCTTTGTAGATCTGGACGAACAGGGCCGGGACGACTGCTCTGCGTGTTGCGGCGGTTAGCTCGGCACCGACACTTCCGCCGGGGACTAAACCCGTGTTCAAAACTGGCATGATTTACTCCTTTATTCTTCTTCGTGGTTTTCCGCAATGGCCGTCATCAGTTGATCGCCCATCCATTGGTCAGGATCGCGCATCAAATCTTTAAACGACTCGTCATCTTTCCCGTCAGGCGAGACGAACGCCATGCGCGAGGAAAATTGTTTCGCCGCCGGTTTGATTTTCGGCTGCATCGTCTCGAAAATGATCGCCGCGTCTTCGGGTTCCCGAATGCCCTTGGCTTTCATCAGTTCGATGAGTTTCTTCTGTCCGTCTTCGGTGTATCCACGGGCTTTCACCATCTTGTCGAACCGCTCTTGGTAAGCGGCAACAGCGGCGTCGTCCTGTTCCTTTTGCCGGTCGGTCAGGAATTTGTCGATCTTCTCCGTCGCCCCTTTGGACAGTTCCTCGAATTTCTTTTCGATGGCGCTGCCGGTTTCTTCGGCCTTCGCCAGCGCGTCGAGTTCGGGGATTGAAGCCTGCGGGTATTTCCGGCGGATCAGTTTGCGGAAGTCCATTCCCACAGCCGCGTCGTCATACAGCGACTTGTGGAACGCTTGCAGCTTGCGTAGTTCGGCAAGCTCGAAATCGTTGATCTCGGCCATGGCGATCTACTTCTTGCTTTCGACGTGACGAATGCCGAGGCGACCGTTTCCGCCGCTTGCCGGGTTTCTGACTTTCGCCATCGTGCCTTTGCGCGAACCGAAGTCCACGTTGTCCATCGGAACCTTGACGATCATCGGATCGTTCTCGATCAGGCTGTTGTACTGAGTCGTCGGAAAGGCGGTGTCTTGTTTTTTGAACATTTCAGGCTCCTGCTGGTGATGGCGCTGGTGCGCCGGGTGGTGCGCCGGGAGGACCGGCGGGTCTGAGTGGGGGCGCAGATTGCTGCGCTTTCAGCGCGAGGTCTCTCAACATCGACGCTTGAATTCCTTGATCTCCCCCGCCTGCGCTTCCAAGATGCTTCGCGGTTCCGGTGATGAACGACGTTGCGACTTTGTGCAACGGAGAATCGAGCGGAAGATTCGGCAATGCCATTTCAACCATGTGCAATGCCTGCTTCATTTGGCCGGCGGCGTGCGCCTGAGCGCCAAGGTTGGCACTCGGCGCTGCCGCTGGGGTTGGGGTCATGATGCCGGGTGAAGCCGCAGGCGGTCCCATCGGACGAGGGACAATGCCAGCACCCGGAGCGGGAGCCCCTGGCATCGGCATACCTGTTGGCATATCCGGCATGATGATTACTTGCGCTTGTGACTGCGTTTGGCTTTGCGTGCTTTGCGGGCCATGATGGCTCCTTATTGCGTTGGGGCCACATTTGTACGGTGCAGCCAAACCGTTATTTCAAGCGCAATCGTATTCCTGCCGTTTCAAAAAGTCAAGCAAGTTATTGATTTTACTACTTTATATTGCTTATATAGACAAACGCAGAGTGAAATTGCTATACTTTTCGCATGGATCAGTTCAATTTCTTTATGCCGCCTCAAATGATTTCAGCACTGAAATCGCTCTCCCAAAAAACCGGCCTAAAGGTGTCCGACCTGATACGACGCTCCATAGAGGATTACCTGAAAAAGCAGGCGAAAAAAAGGCCGACTGATTAAGGTCGGCCCGAACCGGCTGAACGTCGCAGGGGGAGGAGGAGCCCGCGCGCAGCCTTTCTTGTGGTTATTTTTTCTTCGCCCCGCCTTTCTCCAGCAACTCGGGGTGCTGCTTTATCATTTCGGCTCGCGCCTTCTGCCTCTTGTCCACGGCGGCAATCAAGGCATCTTCGTTCGGCGGGTGCATCATGCGAATGAAATCGGAGTCGTCGATTGAGCCGAGCTTTTTGAGCGTCACACCGAGTTCCCTTGCGTCATCGACGAACGCGGGGCTTGAGGAATGGGAATCCACTTCCACGTACATGTCCTCTGGCATTTGCATGAGGCGGAATTCTTCACCTTCGGCGTTCTTGAATACCCGCTCGCTCTTGTGCTGCATGAGTTGGAAGGAAATGTGTGCCGAGGTCTCCGCGTCTCTCTCGACACGAAGCGCACGCTCGCGTAACTTAGGGCTGGCCGTCCGCATGAGGGTCTTGGCGTGAGCATTCGCACGCACGCCGGACTCGCCCTGCCCTTGCAGAATCGGCTTAAAGCCCCCCACTTCATCGAACATCGAGGAGATTTCTTGAACTTCACCGAACAGTTCCGGCGGTATGGTGGGCGCGAGGTCTTCGATCTTTGCGCCTGGGTTGTTCTCGACGATGTAACCACCCGGCGCAGTCATCGCGCGGCGTTTCTGATTCGTGATCGAGCCAAAACCGATGAATGCTTTCGGAGGCTTGACCCTTAGCTTCATCAGTTTTTGAATATCTTCTATCGCGGCAGTCAGCAAGTCCTGGAGCAACATGACTCGCCCGACTTCCGATCTCCCCCAGAAGTAACCGGATACCGGATCAGGGCATATTTTCGAGAACGGATGCAGACCTTTTACGCCGGTCAGGTTTACGTGGCGGTATTTTCCTTCGAGGATGACTTCGCCCTCGACGAGTTGAATCGTGGTGTAGTCGTCCCTCGCGCTATCGACGACCCAAAGCTCATCCATTCGGAGAAGGTCAGCCATCATCTCAGGCGCGAAGTCCGTCCTCGAAGAAGGGGACATTGAGACTTGACCCATTGACCCTTGCGGCGTTGTGTCGGTGACGGGCTGAACCCCGCCTATTACCACTTGATGAAGCCAGTTCTGCCGAAGTTGCCCATCCGACCCACCGCCGAGGCTCTTGAGTTTTTTCTTTATCTCCTCCTCATCGGCGCGATTTTCGATGATCTGGCTGATCTGGTCTTTCGAGAGGTACATCGTGTGGCAAAAAACTTGCTGCTGATCTAGCCGTTGAAGATCCTCGCGTTCGACGCCGAAAAACTCTGGATGGACGAGTTCGGGATTGAAGCCCGGATACAGACTTGTCTGGTCGTTCCAGTTGTGCTTGAGGAGGCTACAGCCTTTGATGAGGGAGGTATCCACGCCTTGAGAGAACGTCACATCGGCGTCCGCCCTGCGATACTCCCTCGATAGGTACTTAGCTGCCACCAAAGCCCTTGCAAGCCACGGTTCCCCGTCTGTCGCATCGTAGGCGATCGAATACCTGACTTCACCCGGAGCGTAAAGGTAGCTCGCAGTGCGGTCGATATGCACCCCTGTCCGGTTGTAGAGGGAAGATTTATCGCCTCCCGCGCCGTTCTCGTAATAGGCTAGATAAATCGCCGCGTCCTGCGCTCGCTGAGCCTGAGAGTGCGTGCAAATCTCGACCTGTTCTCGCGCGAACGTCAAAAGCGATGAGGCCGAGTTTGGGATTTTCATTTCTGGTCAACGATGCTTATCGGAACGCGGTGCGAGGCGCCGTTTCGTTCTTTCGAGGCCCGCTGCATCAGTCCTAGCGGGTTTCTTCCCTCAGCCGCCGCTGCCTTGGCTCCTAATTTCGCCGCGGCAATCACATCGCCGCCGGCTTTCCACATATTCTCGACGGCCGGCCGAAGATGAGGCGGGGTAATCGTCGCAACATCGCCTTCGCGCAGACGATCTTTCATGTTCGTCATGCCGAAGTCTTTCTCGATTATGTCCTGGGCAATATCTCCCGCCCTTGACGCTGCGCCGCCGCCGATGGTGAATCCTGAGGGGACTTTTTGGGATTCGAGAGCCTTGCAACCCGGACATTCTGGAGGCGGTTCGTCTCGGGTAGCATGAAAATGGTCGAATTTGCAGCCACAATCGCCACATTGATACGTGCGCACTATCGCCATAAAACGCCCTTTTTTGACACCCTAACATAGCCTTTTTGGGCTAATTGGTCAAGACGAGAGTTAAATTCGAAGTCTCGCCAGTCGATTCCAGCATGGAAATGTATTCCTCGTTCAACGCGGACATCTTATGCGACAGCCACGCCGCCATGCCCGAGTCCTTGCCTTCGAACTTCACCGGCCCTAGGCCAACGTGACAGTCGGCTTGCGGGCCTTTGTTCATGAGCCAGTGGATGTGATTGAGCAACGAATAGTCCTGCGTGAAGAATACTTGCGGCTTTGTGAATCCGGCCTTCACTGCGTACTTCACCAGCGACTTCCAAGAGAAATAGAATAGGTGGTCCGCGTGAAAGTAAAATTTCTCGTACTCGGGAATGCCCCACACCGATCGCAACGGATCATATAGGTTCGGTACTTCGATGAACGCCGTGCCACCGGGTTTCAGGACATGCTTCACTTCCGAGAGGAACGATCTTGGCTCATCGACATGCTCAAGCACTTGGAACGCACAGACAACATCAAACTTTTCGTTGTAGAATCGTGAGTTCTTCAGATAGTTTGCATCGGTCTCGATTCCCGCTGCCTGCATGAAGGCGCAGCAACGCGGGTCAGGCTCTATAGCGCAGCGGCGACACTGGCCGAACCCGGTAATGAACTGCCCTGCGCTCGCGCCGATCTCAAGGATTGAACCGCCGAATTCCATTTTCGGTCGAACAAATGCCAAACGCCCGCCCTGATATCTCGAATACACATCGAATATCTCCCGCGGTGTCGTCTCGCCCCCTTCGGCCTTGTGATTGACCGTATCGCGGTACTCACGATGGTAATAGCCTTCTCGCATCGCCCCAACCAGAAACCCAAGGTCACACTTCGAGCAATGAAAAACCGTTCCGACGCCACGGCGCAGCGTGCTTGCAAGAACGTCTCCGGTCAGTTCATGGCACAGCGGGCAGACGGCGCCGATCATCGCTGCCACACTCCGGGGCCAAACGCTATTCCAGCAAGCCCCTGCATGGTCGCGTACTGACTTCCGGCGTCGGCCGCATACGAATACCCGTCCACCATCTTAATCAATTCCTCGACCACGCCGATTTCGGATTTGCCGAGTTCGATGCCTCTTTGGACAATGCTGATCTGTCCGTCAATCAATTGCGCCAACAGGTTTTCACCGTCGCCTTTTTTCTTGAGCCGCTTTTTCGTTCGCTCGTACCGCTCGATTTTCTTGTGCTGCTGCTGTAACGCAATGAGAGTCTTGTTCTTTCCATCAAGCAACGCCTGTCGCATCAGCACGATAATGTCGGCATGATCTACGTCCGCAGTCTCGACGAAGTGCATAAACAAGGCCGCAAGCCGCTGAATCAAAGCGCCCTGCTTATCTGCCTTACCCTCCTCGCCAGTCGCATCGTAGTGGGCTCTGCGCGCGTCGTCGTTGAGAACATCGTAAGCTCTCTGAATGGCGTGAAACTTCTCCGGGTCTCCACCCTTTCGATCAGGATGCAGCTTCATCGCCTTCTTGCGGTAGGCTTTCTTTATTTCTGCTTTCGGAGCGTCCTTGTGAACGCCCAAGTCTTCGTACAAGCTCATAGTAAAAATCCCCTCGATTGCATGAAATCAATCGGATGCTTGTCGTGCTTGCTTTGATTGCAGTGAGGACAAAGCAATTGCATGTTCCTGTCTTCGTTCCTGCCTTGTAAACCTAGCGGCATCATGTGATCCAAATGATATCCGTCTTTTAGAGACTTTCTGCATACCGCGCACTTGCATTTTTGAAGCGCCAAGAGCCTTTCCGCCAATCCAGGGGACAACTTTCCTCCGCTACTTTTCTTTCTGGCCCTCCTGTTTAATAGATATATACGATTTCTCTCAGGGTTCTCCGACAACCATTTTTTGTGATAGGCCATTCGTGCTTCTCTGTTTTCGGCATAATATAGTCTTTTGCTTTCCCTTACTTTCTCCTTGTTGTCACTACGATTTTTTCTGGCCTTGTCGATTTGCTTTTCTCTATTGGTTACATACCATTTTTTCCTGTATTCAAATTTACAAGCGCGACAATGCCCATCCGTATATAAATCCGTTCCTCCACATTTATTGCAAACCTCTTTTACTGGCCTGTTCTTTTTAGGAACCTTAAGGCCGAGCGCTTTATATTTGCTCCATTTTCTTTGGTATGCGTTAAAGCATTTTTTGCATCGCGTTTCAAACAGCGTTCCGCAATTCCTGCAAGTTTTCATTCGATACCTCCAACAAGGTAATTTGATTGTGGTCGGTAATTCGATGTGTTGGCATCAAAAAGGCTGCGCGGCCCTGTCCCGACAATTTCAGTATATCACTCCCACATCCTATCTATTTCGTCGTCCTCTCTTTGTTGCTCCTTTTTGTCAAAAAAATCCGCGATGACGTGGCTCACCATAGTAGCTTGCCCGCCAGCTTCTCTCTGCGCTTCTAGCGCCCTTTCGCGCTGCATTTCATTCTCGAATGTTTCTTTGTTGGCAATCATAGACGGGCGGCACCAATCCCCCCATGCCCGTACAGCATAGGTCGTCGCTGATACCCTGTCTTTCTTCCCGGTCGTCACAGCAGGCTCGAACGACCCGCCCTCTTGCACAATCCCCTGAAACTCCAAAGCACACTGAATCGAATTGATTACCAGCATATCGAGAACGATCAAGTCTTTCGCCTGGGTGTAGTTCGTCGTCGTGGAGTCCTGATTGGCTTTCCAGTTGAAAACGTAACCCGCGCCGGGAGAATCTGACCTGTGGTACATGAACCAACGGGCGTTTCCGAATATGTCCTCCATCCCGCCGTCACCGGGAATCGGCAAAGCACCGGCATCGAACAATTGGCGAAGGTGTTTCAATTCAAGAACCGTCGCCTCACCCGGCCCGGTCAACTCAATAATCATCATCACGTTCTTGTAGAGGCCGGCCAAGTGCGCGAGCACCCACGCGACCTGTACGTTGATCGGGTTTGCCGAAGCGAACTCAGCGACCTGAACCAACTTGTCCGCATAGCAGCGATAGACCTCGATAGCCGAGTTATCAGCGTTGTCGCTGTCGCCGTATGCCGGGTCAACTCCGATGACGTACTGGCCTATCTCTGACGGTTCCTCATAGACCTTCAACTCCGCTTCGTCGGCGTCGTCCACGGAATGAACTTTCGTGTCCATGAAGTTTTCGCCAAACTCGTAGGCGTAGCCCAGGAACGGGACTGGACTCGACGTGATCCCTTTGATGAGCGAGACCATTTTCTTGATCGGGAAAAACGTCACCCCGGTTTTAAGAAAGGCATCGTCCTCGTCCCACGGATAATCCTGGTCCATCAGACCTGTTGAGCCTGATTGAGTCTCCTCCATCCACCGATACCACGCGATCTGCTGAGGCGTGATTCTGACCCCGTACTTCGCCCAGACGTTGTTGATGCGTTCCTGTTCTTCGACCTCCACCATTCCGTCCCAATACCGCTTGAACAGTTCGGAGTTTTCATCAAGCGCATATTGCTCGTTCGCCCACCAGCCGATGAAGGCGGCTTTCTGCGTCATCGGATCGCTTCTGGCTTGCTGCCAGAGGGTATAGAACAGGTTGAATCCGCGGGCCGTGGACTCGAACATATAAAGGCGGTCTGGATGCTTCTGCGCGAGCGTAGCGAACAGCGATTGAATGCCCTCGATCGCGCCGAAGTTTGATATTTCCGTCGCGTGAAGGAAGTTGTACGCCCGAGAAATCCCTACCTTGGTTGCTGTCTTTCTTGTCCCCGCTACGAGATAGTCCAGCGTGCTTCCGTTTCCTAGAACGAGGTTCGCCCGGTTGTGCAGCTTCACATCGACACGGTATCCAGCAGGAAGTGAGGCGAGCATACGGGTCAAGATGATTCTGAACTTGTCGCGGTTGCCATCGGTGTCGGTGACAATCGCGCCCTGCATACCAGGGTGCGCGATGAGCCAGAACAGATCCACCGCCAGGGCAACGGTTGAAATACCCAACTGCCGTGCCTTGAGGAATACGAAGGTGTGAATATCGCGGTCAAGCCCGTCGATCAGTTCAGCGAGATACCGTTTCTGAGACCCGTACAAATTCAGCGTGCTTACCCCGGTCTCTTTACTGTCGATCGACAACACAGATATGAAGTTAAGGAACAGGTCCAACCACCGCGGCTGCGCCGGCAGAGCTTCGTTCTTTTTCTTACGAGCCATATTTAATCACTCTCTCGATCGCTTCGATGACGCCCTTCTCCAAACGAAGTTTAAACCGTTTCTTTTCGTTCTCGGATACTTTCAGGTCTTCCCGATGATGGTAATAGAGCGCCATGCGGCTCATCGACTTTCCCAACCCATACCGCTCGCCCATCAGCACCGCGATTCTTCTGACGCCGAGTTTCATTCGAGCAAGAGTATGGACGAACGCCCGATCTTCGTCAGTGGGCTTGATGCCGAGCTTTTTGTTGTTGCCGGAAACGCCTCTATACGTCATTCGAGATCGAGAATGTCGTGCTTGATGCACTCAAGAGCGCCGATCAGTTGGAGCTTTCCCTTGAGTTGTGACGACGACGTGCAGAAGGTTCCGTCGGCCATTACCCCAATAATCAGGATTGACTGAAAGGATTTGTCCCGCGCTTCGTCCAAGCACTTGTTGACGCTTTCGGCTTGAAGAACACCGGGCGTTTTAAGCAAGACAAGTTCGGCCATCACATCCCCGGAAGCTGTTTGACCTTCTCCAAAACGGCGAGGATAGCCAGCGCAGCGCGTCGTTCCCTGCCGTGGCGAACGAGCTTACGCGCAGGCATACGACCGCGCTCTATGGCCCGCTGGTGAAACGCTACGGCCTTGCGCTCCTTGGCTATGCGCTCATCGAGAGTCATTCTGCCGGTTCGCCGTCATATCCTGCGCATTTGCATTTGTGCCTCTGGTTGCATTCGCCTGCGTCGTTGTGGTAGCCGTGATGGTGTCCACAGGAACACATCGGAGGCAAGTTATTGTCGTAGCACCATGACGGGACGTAGGGCGATTCCGGCCCCGGCCCCTTGCTCTGCCTGCTGACCTCACCCGGCATTTGAATGCCCCTTCAGCACCGCCTTCGTGATCGTCCCGACGATTTCCCGCTTCGGCTCGCCCCGGTCAACGATCAACTCGTACTCTCCGTCCGGGTTCGGGTGAAGCCAGATGCGTTGCTTTTTCTGGTCGAACGAAACTTTGGTTGGGCAGCCGCGCATGTTGGGCCATTTTTCGTGCGCCGCTTTCATGTCGTCGTGCGTGATGAGCGTCACGGGAACGTCCTTGCCCACCTTTCGCCCTTTTAGACTTGCCCCGGCGATTTCGTGAAGGCAGGTAAAGGGGTAGTCGGGGATTCCGATTTTCAGGATCATGCTGTCAGTTCCTCTTTTGTTGGGATTTCTTCGGAGAGATTGCCGGGGTCGAGACGCTTGAGGCGGCGAATATCACAGCCTTCGGGACCGACGCTCGTTATTTCTCCGGTAGCGGCTGTGTCGTTGAACGAAATGTCTCCGCAATGGCGACACATTCCTTTCGCGCCCATGACGACATAGGCGACGGTGAAAATACGCGAAATAAAATCTTCCGTCCCACAGCAAAAGGACGGTTTCACCACCATCACCAAATCACCTTTCTGAATCGGCCTGTCGCTCATTTCGTCGTCTCCTCCAGCCGCTTGATGAGCTTGTCGGCCAACTCTACAGCCTCAGAAACGATTTCGTCTTTCTTGAAATCAATCGGGCTGGCGAGAAGGCCGTGCATGGCGATTGCGGCGCAGAGCATACGCGCTTCGTCGATTTCGGGTTTCATGGTTTCCTCGCTAGTCTGCGCCACGTAAACTCACGCAGCGAATCGCCTAGAATATCGCTTCTGCTGCAGCGCCATTCTTTGCCGTTCCAGTAATGGAGATTGTCAGGAGGGAGGCGACGTGCACAAAGTTCACATTCGTACATCCCAACATGTACAGGCTTGATCTCTGGCGGGAACCACGGCGTAAGTTCTTCGCTCATTGGTTGAACGCCCCGCGAACCGCCGTCTTGATGCGGTTTGCGTCCTCTGTCGCCGTGACGCTTCGTTTCTGCGACGTTATTTGAAACTCGATCTGCCGGTCGATGTGGGCCATCAGATGAACGTCGTCCTTGACAGTCCCGAAGGGCTTGATTAAGCCGCGCTCATGGGCGGTATCGAACAGGTACGTCGCCGCGTCCAGGGCGAACAACGCCGCTTCTTCCGGCGTTCCCGCTGAGTCTTTCCCCGGCGCGAACATCGGGCTATGCGTGAGCATGTCCATCGCCAAACGGACGCGAAGATCCAGATTCGCCCCGCAGCGAAAGCCCTCGAACGGGCTGTCGGGAAGTTCGATCGGCTTCTTGCCCTCGGGCATTTTCACCGGCTTTTCGACTCCGGTGCGAACGCCGAAATGCTCACCCGCCACTTCAACTACTTTTTCCGCATTTTCAACCATGATTCCTCCAATGTGATTAAACCACCAAAGGGTGCAACGATTGCACCCTTACGACTTTTTCCGCTTCCGGTATTCCCTCATGTACTCGCGCTGATACGCAGTACGGTCAAACTTCGGCGCGGTTTCCGGCTTAGCCGCGGTGCCGTCGCCCCAAGGCTTGCGGGGTCGTGAGGCGGGTCGGGCCTTCGCCGTAGCTGCTGTCCGCGTAGCGTCGGAGCTTACGCCCTCTGCCTTCAGAACGCGGTGCCCTTCCCTCGATGTATCCTTGACCGGCGTTCCACCGGCCTGCGCAGTTAAACGAGAACTCGAACAATCGCCGCTGCGTCCCGGCCTGCGTTCCCCGCCTCGAGGCGCTTCGCCTCTCTCGGCACTGGTGTCCTTCCCGAAGTCGTGATCCTCCCGCGCAAAGTGGTTAGTCTTACACAGCGGGCAAAATGGTCGTTCCATGCTATTGCGGCGCCCAATACCGCGCGATATGACGGGCCACAGCCTCATCAGACTCATGCCGAGCTATCATTTTTATAACCTCTTGCGCCCCTGATCCAGCGAGCAACAACAAGATGCGTTCCGCTGCATTTGGCCGCTTGTTCATGCGTTGTTCTGATGCAGTTGCCCAGCGTACATTTCCAGGCTCGTAGTTTCCATCATTGTTCGGATAGCGATCAAGAGAGTGCTTCGATGACGGCCTGTTTCCGACGTAAGCATAGAAAACCTCGAACGATTTCCGCCATTCCTTGCATACCTTGATTCCTCGGCGTCCGTAATTATGCCAAGAGTTATCTTTTGGGTTGTGACACCGCTGCTTGATCTTCGCCCACGTATGGTATTCCGGCGACTTCCACATTCCATGTTTCGTGTTTGTCTCTTTAAGTAGGCACCCGCACGATTTGCTGATTCCTCGTTTAATAGATTGGAGAGTGACCGTCTTTTTTGTGCCACAAACGCATCTACACAAGAACATTCGATGAGCACAACGCTGTTCTTCTTCACGGATTACCGTCCACCTGTTGAACTTGTCGCCTGGCTTGATTATGTTTGGTTTCATGCAATGGATAATATACCTTTGCTATATATCGCGCCAGCGGCAGCGGTATCTTGGCTATGGCGGCAGACCACGCCTTGCGTTCCTTGCTCTTGGAGCCGAACCTGGCGCTCCCACTCGCCGTTCCTGAATCCTTGAACCAATGACCCGGCTGTTTCGCGGCTTCCATCGAAGGCAACAAGGCCGGAATATCTCCCCACAGGTGATACGGGCCAGCATTAGCTTTGCTGCGCCCGACCCACTTCTGCGCCCCGCGCACGTTCTCGACTACCAGTGGGATGAAGTGGCCGGCGGCTTCGATGGCCTCGCGCTGTATGCGGAAGCAGGCATCGAACAGGGCGGTCAGGCGCTTCGGATCGTCGCGGCCTTCAAGCAAGTCTCTCTCTTTGGCCTTCGCCTTCGACCACGGCATCGCCATGTAGCTGTATTCCTGGCAGGGAGGGCTGGCGACGATCAGTGCGGCATCCTTGAACTGCCTACCGTGCAGCGTCAGGGCGTCTTGCAGGACGAGCTGCGCCGGGTATCCGCCGGTTCCGTAGTCGTGCCGTTCAATGTCGAAGCCGACCACATCGTAGCCCTCGGCCAGCAAGCCGTCGGTCCAGCCGCCAAGGCCGCAGTAGAGGTCTATTGCCAGAGGTCTCATGCTGTTAGTCTAACCGTTAGTCTTACGAAGTCAAGGGTTGAATGGGGAAATCACAGGATTTTTTTTGGGGCAATGGAGAAAGGGGGACCGCAAATGCCGCCGACCGCGACCCGTCGCCACCGGCCGAGCGCCGCGAATCCGTGCAGGCCTGGACGCCGAGCGCCCCGAGCTTGATCGGGGAACCCAGCCTGCAGCGCCTGGGCGCCCCTGCCGCACCGCACCACCGCCGAGAACAGTTCGCAATAACTCATTTAACATAATCACATATATGTACACCATCCGGCCCATATCACATTGATGCAATGCAATAAACCGCCCGAGCGCCCGAGCCCGATCGACGCCAACCAGAACGCCGCGAACGCTGGCCGAGGCAATTGTCGCCCGGATGACATTGGGTGAGACTTTACTTTAACCATTGTCGCTTGGATGACAATTCGGGAGAGGGGGGATCATCGCCTCCAGATATTTCCTCGCCCCTGCCTGTCTGGTATGGGCTGATTGACCGACCGCCAGAACGCCCGCCGCCTGTTTGCTTTGCGCTGGTGCTGGTGGAGGTCGAGACCGTACAGACTGACCGATTGAAGGCTTAATGGTACATAGGGGAAAGGAGGAGCGAGGCAGGAAGGCTAACCGGGCTTTCGGCGCACCATGAACGCATACCGCTTGATCGAGGAGACGCCCGCTTGATCTGGCCACTTCCCGCGATCTTGTCGCCTGCAGCTTGAACCATCCGAGGCGCCGAAACGACCCCGATTTGATGCAATCGAGGAGACGACACTTACATTATAGACGCTAGGCGTAAAGATTCAAGGAATGTGACGCAAATTGAAGTACTTAGTGACGCGATTGTGATCTGTCAAGAAAATGACGCACTGATTTATAAGGATAAATTATTTTCAAAAGCTGGCACCGGAATTGCATGTATCTGGTCAACATCCACCCACCACCACGAAAGGACGAATCATGACCCAAGACCATCTGCCCATCCGCAAAGCCTACGCGCTCGGTTTCCGCGATCCGGTCGAAGCCTTCGAGGATGCGATCAATACCGGCCGCATGAGCCCCGACAAGCAAAACAGCCGCTATGCCGGTAACTACATGTACATGGGCACCCAAGACGGCCATGACTTGTTCAAACACATCGATACCCGCGAGTATCTTGCCTTCGCCGTCTAGCCATGCTCAAACTATACGACTACAACACCCGGAGGCATATCGCCACAATCGAGGCCGGCAACCTCAGCGTTTGGTGCGCCGCTAACCGTTACTTGCCGCACCACGCCCAGACCACAGCAGCAGGCACTACTTACATTGTAATCCGAATCTAACCCAACGCAAGAGGCCCACACCATGAACATACTTGACGACAACACACCAGTTTTCTACGTTCCCGGTCGCCCCGGCATCATCGACCTCGCGGTAATGCGCAACGGTGAGCAGGTAGGCGGTTACTCAGGCGAAACACTACCACAGATCGCCCTGCGCTATCCTGGCGTACAACTTGGCGAGCTTGGCCCTGTATCTGCGGCGTCGGACGAATCGTGGAAATCACCGCCGGTCGAAATAACTGCCGATCGCTACATGGAAATGCTCGAAGTCCTGCCTCCGGTTGCTTGGCGCGGCATCGGAACGGAAGAGGAAACATTCAAGCTGTCCGAGCGCACCAGCGGCAATATCACGGCGATATTCTGCCGCATCGGCGAGCGGCACTTTGAGATGCAGGACAGCATCCACATGAAGCACGACGACATCATTACCGCGTGCAGGGCGGTAGCATGAACGCGGCCGAGCTAGAAGAACAACGCACGACTGCTCGAAGCATAAACGCACAGGTCGCAGAACTGCAAAAACCGATTCGTCGGCTCGAATGCTGTTGCTGCGGCTCGACCACGCGAGGGCGGCAATGGTGGAATCGAGACGAAGGCTACGGCCTCTGTCCAAAATGTGCGGGCTGGATCAGCGGACGCGAGGCGCCGGAGGACATGCAGCGGGCTTACGGTGCACCCGGAATTAATCACAGTATCAGCGAAACATCATGAAAACCCACGACCACGCCGCACAACTTGCCGAGGCATTGCGCGAAATGGTATGTATGCACGAAATCCGGCTTAATGCGATGACGCCGGAACAGAAACCGCGCCCGCACTCAGCCGCCGCGAACGCATACGCCGACGCCAGCGCCGCCCTCGCCGCCTGGGACAAGCACAACGCGCCAGCACCGAAACAGGAGGCGCTACTGTGAAAACAATTTGCTACGTTCTATCCCTTTTCGCCCTAGTCGCCGCCCTTGCCTCAGCCGCTTGGAAACGCTGGCCGCAAGCGGCTTTTTATATCGGTTTGGCTATTTGGCTGAACCAATAACCACAGGAGAACAATGCTATGAAATATGAATTTACCGGAGACACAAAAGTATTTTGCGGAGTTACGTTAAAACGCATTCGCGCGCTCGTTTCGTTCGGTCTTATCGCAAAAGGAGAACTTGGCGGATGGATCGAGAGCGACAAGAATCTTTCGCGGGTGTCCGGCGATGCGTGGGTGTCCGGCAATGCGTGGGTGTCCGGCGATGCGTGGGTGTCCGGCAATGCGTGGGTGTCCGGCGGTGCGCGGGTGTCCGGCAATGCGTGGGTGTCCGGCAATGCGCAGGTGTCCGGCAATGCGCGGGTGTCCGGCGATGCGCAGGTGTCCGGCGATGCGTGGGTGTCCGGCAATGCGTGGGTGTCCGGCAATGCGCAGGTGTCCGGCAATGCGTGGGTGTCCGGCGGTGCGTGGGTGTCCGGCAATGCGTGGGTGTCCGGCGGTGCGCAGGTGTCCGGCACTGCGCAGGTGTCCGGCAATGCGTGGGTGTCCGGCGGTGCGCAGGTGTCCGGCAATGCGCGGGTGTCCGGCGATGCCGACTTTTTCTTTGTCGGCCCTATCGGTTCGCGTAAGGATCAACTGACGGTTCACGCTGACGCGAAAATCGGCATACGGTTCACGACCGGATGCTTTTCGGGTTCTGAATCGGAATTGTCTGCCGCTGTTACCAAAACGCACAAATCAAGCGCCTACGAAAAACAGTACCGCGCAGCAATGGCACTTGCCTTAATGGTAGTAAAACCCAAGGAGTAATTTACCATGAAACGCATCGCAATTTTCGCAATCGCCGCACTTGTCGGATGTACTTCAATGCCGACCATGGAACAGATCGGGACACACAAGAACCTAAAGCGCGCAATCGGGGCTGATGTGGCAACGACCACCGCGACTCAGCTATTCACCACCAGGACGGAGCTTAACCCGCTGGTGGCAGGGTGCGCCAAGGCTCTACCGTTCGGCCCGCACGCCGGGATTATTGTCTGTTCGGTGATGGCCGGCATAGCCGCGTACAAGATCATTACCTGGGTAGATAACCCGAAACTGACCGCCGCCGCCGTGGTAATCGAATCGGGTATGGCAGCGCGGAATGTTTATGTTTTCGGCCACTAGGACGCGATTCCGGGCCTTTTGGCGCTCGATCTCGGCCGGCGGTAGGATAGCACTCGCCGCCCGCCTGGACGAGCTTGCCGCCCTGCTGCAGCTTATCCGTTCACGACTTTTGAGGAAATAGCATGTACACCGTGCTTATCATCCTGGCGATTGTGTGCTTTCCGCTGCCCTGTCTGTTCGGATGGGTAGGATTTTCGATATTCGGGGCCACTGGCGCCGTTGCTGGTGTGCTGTTCGGTCTCGTTCTTGCGGATTAAGGACTAACCGCCCGATGGCGTGCTGACCCCGTAGAATTGGCAGGAAGCGCACAACGGGTTAGCATCCTGCCGCCGCCCCGCCAAGTGCGCCCGAAGCATCCTGGCACGCTCGGGACCGTTCCATAGCGCCTCTAGCGTACTTTCGTTCAAGTTCCCGAGCAGTCCTTCGCCTTTTACGTCCAACCGATTGCAATTGTAGAGATTGCCCTTCCAATCGACCGTCGGCCGGCCGAGGAAATCGAGGCACACGCGGACCTCTGGAATGATCGGGTCGATTTTGTAATAGTTCCAATTGCCTTTTTTTGAATGTAGGGCACGCCCTATAACGGGTAATCCTAGGCTTAGATAAGGTTCAGGATTCTGTACGATCCCGACAAATTTCAACTGCACCATCGGCGCCCGAGCGCCTTTCTTGGCGAGGAATCCGCGCAGCGACTCTAACTGTATCTCCCTGTCCGGGTCGTTCGGTATCACGCTGCAAGTTACCGTGGTGCACAGACCTATAATTTCTGCCGCTTTTTCGTTCAGACGTTCGCCATGCGTGACCACAGAAATAGGGTGCTTTTTTAACACGCGGAGCACGTCTCCCAATCTCTCATAATCTACTGGGTCTCCATCTTTGTGCAGACTCACGATAACCCCTGCGCCAATCTGCCGCTCTATTGACTCGACAAGAGCAAAATCCATATCGCCAAAATTCAACAGAGGATTGACGACCGCCGATTGATGACCGCACATAAAACAGGCCGTTTTCTTAGAACAACGGGAAGTCAACTCAACGTTGATTTGGGATAAGCCGCTCAACATAGAAACCCTCTCGATTGCATGAATTCTATAGGATGCTTGCTCGACTTAGACAGGTTACATGGAGGACAAAGTAATTGCATATTTTTATCTTCATTTCTGCCCTTGAGGATTAAAGGCAATATGTGGTCTAGATGGTACTCCCCATTAAGCGGAACGCGGCAGATCGCGCATTTCTCTTTTTGCAATTGCAGTAATTTTGAGACTATATCTCTCGACAGACTGCCGCCATTACTTTTCTTTTTCGCCCTTCTGTTCTGCGCTTTGATGCGAACTCTATCGGGATACTTTTTTGCCCACTCAATTAAATTTTTACGATCTCTCTCCCTGTTCTGTTCTCGCCATTCCTTACGGCCGGCACTACGACGCTTGCGATTCGCTGTTTCCCACGCTATTTGATATTGCTCGTGTCTATCTTTGTTCTTTTCACGCCACTTCTTTTTTGCAGCTTTATGTTCTTCCTGATGTTCCTCTCTCCACTTGCGCCCATACTCAGCGCGATATTCTTTATTTTTTTCTTGCCATTTTTTTGTGTTTGCTCTCGATTTCTCTCGATGCGCTTCGCGCCACTTTTTAGACGCCGCTATACCTCTCTCTGGATGCTCTTTTTGCCATTTAGCAACACGCACTTTTGCACACGGTCTGCAATACCCGCTAGGCACAAAATCAGTCCCGCCACATTTCTTACAAACTTTCACGCCGCCCTTGGAAAAGTAACATCCTGAACCAGCTCGACTCGATTCCCCTCCGGGTCGATAGCGAACGCAACCCGCGCCGCCCCAGATTGCACAGGCGCGGAAACGAACTCCACGCCACACAGTTTCAACCGCTGATATTCCTTGTCCAAGTTTTGCACCGTGATCGCAATGTGTGAAATGCCAAGGTCGAAAATCGCGCGGCCTACCGGAGAGCTCCCTGGCTCATCGAATTTCAACAACTCGATCATGCCGCCGTTCGGCGCAATCAGTTTTACCGTGGTTACTTTCGCTCCATCAAGCGCAAGCATCGAATCGAGAGAATGTCCGAACTCATACGCTTTTTGAACGTGCTGAAAACCGAGCAAGCTGCAATAGAACCCGATAGCTTCATTCAGGTCAGATACGACAATGCCGACATGACGCAATCCGAGCATCACGCCAGTTCCTTTATCGCCTCAGCGATGACCTCGACGCCCTCGATCAACGCCGCATCTGGAATTGTAAGCGGAGGCCCGAGTTTGATACTCTCGCGCCCCGTATGCACCACCAATACGCCCTTCTCCATACACCGCTCGGCAACACGGCTTGCCAGTTCCGCAGAATCGAAATGCACCGCTGCGATCAAGCCATGCCCCCAGAAGCCGGTTACTCGGCTCCAGCAACTCAGGCGCAAATTCGCCAACGCCGGGAAAAGGATCATTTCCTTTCTCGCCGTTTCGTTCACCAAATCCAGCCGCTCGATTTCGTCAATCACCGCAAGACCGGCCGCGCAGCAAAGCGGATTCCCGCCGTGCGTGCTCGACATATTACCGACTTCCGGCAGATCGAGAATCTCAGCCCTGCCCAGAACGCCGGAAAGGGGCAATCCGCCGCCCATGCCCTTGCCGACGCAGATCAGGTCAGGCTTGACCGCGTAGTGCTCATAACCGAACTTCCGGCCTGTCCTGGCGAATCCTGCCTGCATTTCGTCAAAGCACAGCAGGAGACTGTTTTCCCGGCACCACTTTTCAATCTCTTGGACGAAATCGGGAGGATAGAACCACGCCGACCACCCTTGGAAAGCCTCAAGCATCACTCCGCAGAAGTCCCTGCGCGCATCAATCCCCTTCGCCGCCAGAATCCGCGGCAACCAATCGCGGAAAAACTCGGCCGCTGTCTGCTGGCGGATAGTCAGAATTTCCTGCGTAGGAAACGGAAAATGGGTAATGCTCGGGTCGTCGAAACCGATCCACGCCTTTTGTGCGGCATTGGAACTCATCAACTGCGCGCCCATCGTCCGACCGTGCCAGTTTCCGTCGATGCAGAGAATTCCCGGTCTCCGTTTTCCGAGCTTTTGGCCGCGCATCCGAATGAGCTTCAAGGCCGCTTCAGTCGCCTCAGTTCCAGACGATAGCAGGAAGGCTTTTTCGAAACCGGACCATTGCGTTAGACGTTCGAGATACTTGGCGCGGATTTCGGTAGCGTATGCGTAGGAATGAAGCGGCTCGATATTCATTGCTTCCCGCACCGCTTCCACGACCGCCAGATTTGAATGCCCGACGTTCGCAACGAAAATACCGGACGTGAAATCCAGAAACATATTTCCGCAATTGTCCGCTACGTAGTGATCTAAAGCATGATCCCACACAATCGGCAATTGGCCGTGCATTGATCTGGACTCGACTACATCCAAACGCTCAAGGATTTCCTTCGCCCCAGGCGCCGGAATTTCGGTGTGAATGTGTCTGTGCTCGGTGTTCACAAACGGCACCGCCCGAGACTCACGCGAAAAAGAATATGCGCTCATGGGAAAAACGCCCGCACCAACTCAGGATGCTTGCGGGCCTGATACTGCACAAACTCAAAATCTTCCTCAGTGTCGATTTCGGTAACGACTGGCGTGATGTACGGGAGAACCGCATCGCCGTGAAGAAGCCCCTTGTAAATCATTGACGTGCGAATCACATCGACGTAGCCGTTCGGCCTGAATGTCTTTTTGAATTCCATACGCGGATCGTTGAATTGATCCAGCGAAGCCTCCCCGCCCAATCCGATCAGCTTACCGGAAAATATCTCGAAGCACTTCCACGCAGACTCGCTCATTTCCTCCACGGACCGCAAAGCCGTTGCAGACTCGCACGCTTTCAGATCATTGACCGCCCCTTGGATCAACAGCGGGTCTCGCAGAGGTGTAGTCGGCCGAAGGTGGACGATCAAATCCGCAGGAGGGTCAAACGTCGAAATCGCGTGAGCGATGTACTGGAAATCGGTCGAATTGTCCTGAGAAATCGCATCTGGTCTCAAGACCGCACGCGCACCGTACTTTTTGGCGATGCTGGCGTATTCGATTGAATCGGTCGATACGACGATTTCGGCAATGCCCGCTTCCTGGGCCGAACGGATTGAGTAAGCGAGCAGGGGATGACCGGACAAGTGGCGAATGTTTTTCCCCGGAACGCCCTTGGAGCCAGAACGAGCGCCGATTATGCAAACGACGTTCATGCGACTTCTACCCGCAGTTTCTTCCGCGCCGGCCATTCGCTTTCGGTAACGTCCTTGATCCCCGTTCCGAGAATCGCAGGAATCGCCCGCACCGTTTCGACGAAATCCCGCAGATGGTGTGTTTCGATTGAGGCGGCTTGGTCGCTCCCGTACATCGCCCGCTCCAACGTGATATGGCGCTCGATTGAACTCGCCCCGAGAGCAACCGCAGCAACGCAGACTTTCGTGAGGCAGGTTTCATGGCCCGAGTAGCCGACCTCACACCCGTACCGATCGCGCAGCATCGGAATGCAGTTCAGGTTCGCCTGATCTTCCGGCATCGGATAGGTCGAATTGCAGTGCATCAACTCGAACGGGCAATCGGCCTTGCGGAACAGCGCAACCACTTCGTCTATTTCGGCCAGCGTGCTCATGCCGGTAGAAATGAAGGTGCGCTTGCGCTCGCTGGCGATCTTCCGCAATAGCGGCCAGTTACCGAGCATTGGTGACGCCACTTTGTTGAACGGAACATTGAACGAGTGAATAAATTCCTGAGAATCCAAGTCCCAGGCTGACGCCGACCACGCCACACCCAATTCCTTGCAGTAAGCGTCGATCAGGGTGTACTGCAACCGCGAGAACTCAAGCGCCTCCTTCTGCGCCCGCTGCGTTTTTCCCCACGGTGACTCGCGCGGAGAATCGAGAAATTCCTTGGTATAGCATTGCTCAAGGCTGCGCTTTTGGAATTTCACAGCGTCAAAGCCAGCTTCGTGCGCGTGCCGAATCATCAGCTTCGCAAGTTCCTCGCTGCCATTTCCGTTTATTCCGCACTCTGCGATCAGGTACATTCATCCTCCCGTTATTTCGTTCCCCACCACCAACAAAACACCAGCGCCGCAATCAGCAGGCCAGCAAACAACCACGTTGAATCTTCGAGCGTTACCGAACTAGGCTCGGAATTGCCTTTTGCGCGTCAAGCTCATCTTGCCGAGGATGAGGCGCAAAAGGGAATACCGGCCTTGGCGGTTTGAACTCGTACTTCGGCGGCTCGGCAGGCCGGGTCAGTTCCATTTTCCATTTGTTGACCTCGCTGATAAAATCGCTCGGCAGATAGTCCTTTTCTTTCATCGCATGACCTCCTTCACAGTCCACGCCAACAGTAAAATATCGCTGGTGTTCCACAGCAAATGAAACGCCTTGCGATGCTTCCCATGCACCCCGGTCGCGCCTTGGTGATGCTCTTTGCATAGAGCAACCGTGGCGAAATCGTTATGCTCGTTTCCGGTCCCGACATGATGCGCGTCACACGGCGAAGTTTTCACCCCGAGTTTGTACCAGCAGATAACGCAGCGGCAGTTCTTCACGCGAAGGAGATATTCGGATTCAGTCACGGCAACTCCCTCACGCTGATATTGTGGCAGGCAAGCATCAATTTCTTCGTCCTGGCCCACGCAGGAAGGTTCCGGGTATGTTCGGACTTCACATCGCTCACGACGCGCTTCCAGACCCCTTCCCGCAATTCCTCGAACACCATATCCGCCTTGTACGTCCCGATGTGCTCGCCCCCGTTGGCAAACAGGCTGAATCGTACCTGCCGCCTGAGATTCCTGATCTGCCCCGCCTTTTCCAGCAGACGATAATCGACCCATAACTGCGCCTCAAGACCGCTGGCGAACTTCACGCCATCTACGACCCGCGGAATCGCTTTGTGCTTGTTCGGCTTCGGCTTATCCAGCAGATGAACGACGCGCCCCTTACTCGCGCCTATGCGCTTCTGGAATTCCAGAAGGCGCTGTTCGTCCCAATGCAGACCGCCCTTCATGAAAACGCCAATGTTTGATCAACCAAATCCCGCAACTGCTTCTCGCTATAGCCTTTGCGGTACAGGATTTTTTGCAGGATTACGTCGATGGTTTTGGAATACAACTTCTCGAATATCTCCTCGGTCATGTTCGCAAAGGAAATCGAATCGGCCTCGACGCGGACCTCGCCGCGAACATTCACGACCGGATGGAAATAACCAGCGAGAATCGTAACATCCCGCCTGAACTTGTCTCTGTTTGGCTGGACTGCTTCCCCGTTGTACTCGGGCATCGGAAATTCACTCCATTGGTCGAACGCGAAATTTACCAAGGCGAACCACTTTTTCATGAACTCGTAATTTCTTACCTGCTTGACCTCGCACCGAACCACGACGCCCATTTTGAACCGTTTCAGCGCTTCCTGATCTTCCTCGGTCGCCGGCGCGAGCGTGCCGTTCGCTAGTTTGCGAAGAAAGATTTCGCTCATGCGACCTCGGCAAACAGTGGCGCATCGGCATGAATGCGAAGGCACGCGATCTCGCAATACTCCGCGTCGATCTCGATTCCAATGAAGCCGAAGCCCTCGCGTATCGCGCCGCGCCCGGTGCTGCCGCTGCCCATAAATGGATCAAGCACCGTCCCGCCCTTCGGCGTCACCAGCCTGCACAGGTAGCGCATCAGGTCGGTCGGCTTGACGGTCGGGTGATGGTTCTCGCTGGTTCTGTCGGTGCCGGGCGCTTGGAATGTGCCGGGTGATTGCGTGCCGCTAGACCAATTCAGCAGCTTCTTGTCGCGCCCTCGCAGGCCCTCGTTTCTGTCTTGACGGGAGGCTTTTGCGCAGTAGAAGAACCGCGCTGCGCTTCCACTGTCGCCTTGGAATGTGCTGCCTGCCTCGTCGACGTCTCCAGCGAATGCGCCGAACGTGTTGCGGAACTTGTCGCCGTTGCGCTTGTGGACCGGGGCCGCTGCGCCGGCATTGGCAGGAAAACATGCCAGCACTTCCTCGCTGCCGTCGTGAATCAGGTTCGCCGGCCAGCGGCCGGGGGGCGCATCACCGGTGCCTTGCGTTTCACCTGAATGCCCCGGCTGCATCTGGCCCGGCGCGTAGCTGCGCGAAATGGGCCATGTCTCGACTGCAGTTCCAACTCTGCACTCTTCAATATTCAGCCCGCCGGTTCCAAATCGCTCGACGTTCGCCGCAACAGTCCCCACCAGCGGCTTGCGCGCCATAACGATGGGCTCCCATGCCGGCTTGAGGGCGGTGCCTAGCCCAGATGGAATAATCGGCAGGCCGCACCTTCCGCAATTCGGCCATGCTCCCAGAGTTTGTGGCTCCGATTGTCCGGCCACAACTCCAGGTTCGTCGTCGCGTTGTTCAGCGGCGCATGATCGTCGTGGTGAACCACCTCCATGCGCAGCAGAGTCCGGCCTATCCGGTTCGCCATCACAAGCCGATGCTCCATCACATAGCCGTCCTTCCTCGCCATCAGCCGTGCCCATTCTGGCGCTCTCACATACCGGACCTGTACATAGTTCCCGTGCCGATGCCGCTGAATTACTCCGCCCTTCCACGCTGGATTCTTGTCTCCCAGAAACGCCTTGGCGCGCTTCGCTACCACTGCTGGCGTGTGCAGGTGTGCATTTCCCAATAGCCGGTTCTGACAGGTATGGCTGCAGCACTTCGTCGCGTTCTTGCGGAGCACATTCGGGCGCCGATATATTTTCGTCCCACAGTGATCGCATTCCGTGTTTGGCTTCCTCTTTACTTTCAGGTGTTGCTCTTTTTTTCGCAGTTTCATTTGCTCCAGCGACAGGCCCAGGCTTCTCATGGTGATTGTCTCCACATCCACAAAACAGCGCACCCCGATGACGATCGAGATTATGACTTTTCGGGAAACCAGAACCGAACGCATAGCCGATTTGATCGCGGATCTCAAAGCCCGCATCTTCAATCGCGCAGGCTAGGCGGTGATAGGTGCGCGTTCCGCCAAAGGCGAGCAAGTGCGCTCCGGGTTTCAGGACACGCAGCACCTCGACCCAATACGGCGCTGCAGGGATTCCGTGATCCCACAGTTTGCCCATGAATTTTAGGCCATAGGGCGGGTCGGTTACGCAGGAATCCACGCTCGCATCCGGCAGCGTTTTCAGCACGTCGAGGCAGTCGCCGCGAATGATCTGCACGCTCACTCCACCTTCTCCGCTGTCACGATGGTAAATTCCGCATTGGGCTGTTCCACCAATCGCCCTTTGATCTTCACCGGCTTTTGCGCGTAGCTCACGATCTCAGGATTGATGAGGCGGTATTTCGTGCCGTCGCTGTCGGTCCAGATTTCAGGATTTTTCACAGCAAAAACCCATTCTCTTGCATGAATTTAATAGGGTGTTTTGCCCCCTTCCTAAGATTGCACCGTTTCCGCAACAACTGCATATTCCCGTCAGTATTGGAACCACCAAGCGCCAACGGCATACGATGATCCAGATGGTAGTCCTCCCCTAAATCGCCTCCGCATCCGCAGGCGCATTGACCGCCTTGCAGTTTAAATAATTTTGCGACTAAATTTTTGGATAATTCACCCCCATTCATGCCCATTCTCGCTCTGCACGAAAAGCAGGATGCGTCAAATAGCTTACCGCATACCCTACAAGGATTCATCGCGCAATAGACTCTCTCGCCAATTTGACGATGTTTTCAAGTTCCTTTTTCGTTCCGGCGGGGGCGTCGTACCAAACCAATAGTGCTTTTATTACCGCCCTCGGCGTAAGCGCAGACTCTATGTGGCGGCGTGTTATTTTTTTCTTTCCCTTGGCCTTCGCCTTCGCCGCGCCCGCCCGCAATACCTCGCCAGCCTTCTCGCCATGCTTTTTAATAGTCGCAATCGCTTGGGTAGCGGAAACCGCCCCGTCAGCAACCGCATCGCGCACCGACGCGGGAGCGCCAACCAAATCGAGCAAGTCACGCACCCGGCTCGCCGGCATTCCGAGACGTTTCCCGATTTCTTTTTCATTCCATCCGAATCCGATGAGCCTTTTGCAGACGATGCCGATTTCGTACTGCGTCAGAGGATGCCCGGAATTGTTTGTAACGAGGCCGACGGTCAGATCCTCGACGCTGGTCCCTTTCGGGCTCACCACCACCGGCAGGGCTTTGATTTCGGCACCAAGCCGCACCGCTTCGGTAGCGGCTTCTAGGCGGCAATGACCATCGGTGACGTAGATCACCTGTTCGCCATCTTCCAGGGCGACGTAGCCGGAAAGCGGCTTGTTCTGATAAAAGCCGTTCGCCATGATCGAGTCGACGAGCCCTTGCAAATGCGCCTTGTGCTCCGCGCGATCGACGCGCACGTTGAATCCGTCGATGACGTTCAGTTTATCGAGAGGCACTTGCCACAGGTCTCTCGACGAAGCCCCGGCCATCGCTTGTTTGACATTTCCGCTAATCAGTTCGAGTTGCATAAATTCCTCCAAAAGTTGACACTTCACCACTCCCCATACCGAACCCCGTTCGTGCTAATTAAGCAGGAACTGTTGCCAGCGTACCGGCGGTTACTCTCGTTCGTTTGTCCCGCGAAAGGCAGCAAGCCCATCCGCAGAATGCTCTTTTCGAAAGCACTCTGCACATAGGCGCGGGTTTTACGAGGGCAGCGGTTAACCAGCCTACCGCCCAATGCGCCGGGGTTCAGTGTAGCGCCGGCAGATATTAGGCCCCCTGCCATGCCCGGATGTAACGTAGCTCCGTCAACGCGCTGTAACGCCGCTATGCGCCTGGGGGGATTGACAGCAGGAACGGAACAATTTAGACTGATTACATTGTTCTGTGGCCGAGTCACGATCGACACAGGATTAGAGCCTCGGGGACCAATCATCCTCGGGGCTCTGTTGTTTGTAGAATACGCTTTCATTATGAAAAGTCAAGCCCGCTTCGGTTTTCTCGGACCCTGCAATTCCTGAATCCGCTTGTTCGCCGCCTGCAGTTCCTTTCTGAGCGCCGCAACAGGCTCATAGAGCACCACGCGAACGGGTTTGGTATCAGGTTGCTCAAACTCCGAATTGCCGTAATATGGAGCGGCTAGGAAACTGTGCAGGGCGAACTTGTGGCTCATGCCTGCGCCTCGCGTTTCGCCTTACCCTTGAAATATCGAATCAGGTTCGCCTTGATTTTCGATTGAAGCTGCAAGCTCGGTTCTTCCGGCGTGATGTTTCTCATCGCGTGACGCGGCCATGTTCCGTAGATATTCATGTACTGCGCTTTAGCAAATCGTTCCGCCGCAATCTCGTCACCGCTTTTTCGATCAAGAGACAGTTGGCAGATTTGACGCCACACGCGATCCTTGTCCTGCAAAAAATCGGGAAGCGGTTTTCCCTTAGAGTTCAGTTCAAGCTCGACCATTTCTCCGGGGAGGCTTTCTGTATCGTTTTGCTTTTTCGGCTTTACCAAACCACACACCGCGCAAGACGATGACCCAGGCGGAATAACTGCGCGACAATTGCCACAGACGAGTTCTCGGACTTGCTTTTCTTCCGGCTCCTGTCTTGCGGTTGAATCAAGATGCCCCTCGCCAAGCCCCTCAAGCCCGCGCTCAAAGAAACTCATCGTATCGTCGTAGAACCGGAGAAAGTTTCCAGAGTGATCTAGCAGCAAGCAAAATTCCTTATCGGGCGAAATCCTCATTCCGCGGCCAATTTGCTGAATGTGACCGGAGAGGATTTTGCGATAGGGCTTCGCTGAGACGAGACACCGAATGTCGGGAACGTCAAAGCCCTTCGCCAGCGCCTCGACAGATACCAGCCCCATTATTTCGGAATCCGGCTGACGGAATTCCTCAATCAAGACCCTGCGCGAGTCGTCGTTGCCGTCCTTGTAGCTTACCTGCTGGAAATTGAATCCAGCCGCTTGAAACTGCCTGCACAGCTCCTCGCCGTGCGCGACGGTCGCGGAGAATAAAATTGTCTTTACCGGGCCACCAAATATCTCCCCTGTTTTTGTGACCCATTCCTGAACTATGTCGCCAACGATTTCAAGTCCGCGTTTTTCAATCTCCGCGTCCATCCACTCCCCGTCGAATTTCAGTTTAGCGCCCCGCATGTCGATTGCCTTTGCAGCGAACACCCGCAGTCCGGTAAGGTATTTTTCCTCGATCAACTTATTCGTCGTCGTGACGTTCACGATGTTTGAATAGAGCGCCCCGAGTCCTTTCGAAAACGGCGAGGCCGATAGTCCGATGGTGACAATCTCAGGATGCGCTTCGATGAACTTGACGGTGGACTTGTATAGCGTATGGCACTCGTCAACGATGATTAGTTTAAGCCCTTCCATTACGCCACGCCTGGCTAATGTTTGCGCAGAGCAAATCTGCGCCGGCTCAGAAGGTCTCCAGCGCCAGTGACCGCTTTGGATTATTCCGTGTGGAATTTGATTGGAGTCAAACCGCTGAGAGGTCTGATCCAAAATCGCAATTCTGTCACAGATGAAGGCTGTCTTGCTTCCCTTCTTCAACGCATCCTGGCTGAGCGCCATCGCAATTTCTGTTTTCCCCGAGCCAGTCGGAGAACAGAGGATTTGCCGCTTGTGGCCTGCGCGTATGCCCTCACGCAGCGCGTCGATGCTGTCCTGCTGATATTGCCGAAGCTCGATCATTTCTTCGGCTTCCAACCAAGTTTCTTAGCCTGCCCCATCCAATACGTCGCGGACTTTTTCGCTTCTGCGAGATTCGCCATCAACTCGTTCTTTCGCCTTGTGCAGATCCGCAATTCTTCGCGTAGCGTGTTCATTACTTTGGCGTCCTTGCCTTCGCTGATTGCGAGGCACGTTTTCAACTCGTCCGCAAGATCGTCGCGGTTTTCTTTCAGTTCGTCATAGTCGGCCTGGAGTTTAGCGAGGCGCTTTTCCACATCGCCAGCCGGTTTCGCCGCGCTCGGCTTCTTCGGCAACTTCGGCTTTTTCTCTTTGGCTTCCTTGAGGGCTTTGGCCTTTTTTGGGCTCTTTCTAACGAGACTCGCGGTTGTCTCTTTTCCGGCGCTTACCGCTTCTTCAAATTCCTTTTCTGGAATTGATGCAATCGCTTTGAAATCAGTGGACTGCTTCTTGGAAATGCCGATTTCGGCCAGTGTCGGCTTAACGCGGTCACTGTCAGTTACCGCGTTGTCGATTTCGACTGTGCGGGGGGTCGCCGCGCCCTTATTTGGCCCTACTTCTTCGAGCAATTCCCCCATCCTGCGTTCGGCTCGAAGTTTTATATCTTTCACCCACTGGTACATATCGTCGTTTTTAATCTGCAAGGCATACGCGGCCATCGCCTGCGCCTTGTCCCGAATGTCTTTTACGTCGTCTATTTCGACGGCCTGCTTGAGAGCTACGCGGGCAGCTTCGTAAGTGACCAGACGGACGCTCATTTTTTCGACACCTTGAGCGCCCCACCGCTGATGTACTGAATTACCTGTTGAGATCGAAGCGGGATTCCGCTCCTCTCCCAATTTCTGAATGTCTGTAGCGTAAAGCCGAGAACGCCTGCCGCCTTCGTTCGGCCCCCATAGAATTTTATAATCTGCTTCGGCGTCATCGCTCGTCCTTTAATTTGTAACGCAGATGCCAACATAGCACACGCCAAACGATTTTGCAATTAGTTCTTGACAACGCGAAAAACTGTTTGCTATTCTGTAATCGTACACCAACCAACCGGAGCAACGAATGTTTGAATTTCTAGGCGCGATTCTATGCAAAGTGCGCCCGCACAAGTGGCGCCGCCGCATCAAGGAATACGTGACGGACGGCGCTCACCCTAAAATAGCACGCTATCATTCTGTCTGTTCGCGCTGCGGCGCCGAGCGCGAGGTCAAGACGAGGGCGAAGAAGAAGGAGGCGAAATGAACGAAATCAGTTTTCCTATTGCATGGTTGAAGGCGGCGCAAATCATGGCAGCGAAGATTGACATTCTCTATTACATAAACGGCGTCTGCATTGAAATCATGCCGAAGGAATTTCGCATCGTTGCAACGGACGGACATAAGCTCATCATATTCCGCACCGAGACGGCCAGCGAACACACCGGGAAATTCATCATCCCCAATGAGGCAATCGACGCCATAAAGCGCAAACCGAAGATTACGAACATCAACTTCCACTACGGAGACGGTGTGAAATGTTCGCTGGAATACGGCGCACTTGAAATCTGTTTCAAGCCGATAGATGGCAGATTCCCCGATTATCAACAAGCGGTAGAAGCGGGCCTTGTTCCGTCCAAGGAAGTCGCCCACTATAACCCAGAGTATGTCGCCCAATTCCAGAAAGCGGTGAAATTAGCATATGGCAATCGCAGTTTCAATTGTCCGACGATATGGCCGAATGGCGACAAATCTGGACTCGTCACTTATCGAAATCTGGACAGTTTCCTTGGCGTCATTATGCCAATGCGTACTTCTGACGAATGCAGGGCTCCGGCGTGGGCGCATACGGAAAAGAAGCCGCGTTCATGATCCCACTGAAAGACATTCCGCCGTTACTGGACGAAGCGACGGCGATGCTCAAGCGCGACAACGACGCAGCCGAATGGCACGACGACAAGCCCGACGAACGCGCAGACCGCCACATCAGCACCGGCCCTTCGGACTTGGGCGCGGACGGCAAACCGATTATCAGGAGGGCGTGATGGGAAAGATTTGCAGAGCATACGCTTACAGCACGGCAGAGGAATCGCGCAAGCCCGGCTACTTGAAGGCAAAATTCGACCGTATCCGCCGCGAACTGCGCGAGCAAGAAGCTGCGAAGAAGGCGAAGGAGGAAGCGGCGACGGCGGAACAGGAGCGGAAAGTGCGCAGGATTGCGAAATGAGCCATCGCTTCATCGTCCTTTTTTGGCTTGCGGCTTTAGCGTTGTCCATTGCCGCTTGCTATTGGAATTTGTCACCTTAACGGAGGAAGTATGGAAACAGCAGCAAAAGACGAAGGCCGCGTTATCGAAATGCCGCAGGGAAGTTTCACCCGAAACGACGAGCGGGCGCTTCCTGCTGTTCGCTCACAAGGCAACGCTGGCTCCCTGCTTATCGCAATCGAGCGTGTCGCATCGAACCCGGACATGGACATTGAAAAGATCGAGCGTCTTTTCGCCATGCACCAGCAATTGATGGCGAAGGAGGCCGAGTCCGCGTTTAACGACGCGATGGCGCGAGCTCAATCGAAGATCGTCCCTATCGTCGCCAATCAACGCAACGAGCACACCCGGAGCGTCTATGCGGACCTCGCGGC